TTTCCAGAATAGGGTTCCAGAGAACAATCGTTGGTTCAGCGGTTTGACAGGTTGGGTAACGTCATTGGGAGACTCAATTCCGATATCTGGAAAATGGTTCAGTGGAATTTTAGGATATGTTAATCAGGTTCAGAAACAATCTGGAGTATCGCTAATTCTTTCAGGGATAACAGCATTTATTTCAAGCATAGTTTCAGGTACTAAAAAATCCACAGGCGGAGCCTTTTATGGTGGAAGATGGCATGATATACCACAGTTTAGCAGTGGAGGAGTTATTACAAAAGACTTCATGTCAAGCTTTAGCGCCATCCCACGATATGCAGGTGGTACTGTAAATGCAGGCTCAATGTTTATTGCAGGAGAAGCTGGACCAGAGCTTGTGGGACATGTAGGCGGCAGGACAGAAGTACTCAATGAATCACAACTTGCAAGTGTGATGCAAAGTGCCGTAGCGAGTGGAATGGAAGCAGTTATGGCACGTTACGGTGGAAATGGTGGAGGAAATGGAAATGTGACAGTTAATGTCGTTCTCCAGGGCGATGCAAAGAAGATCTTTGAGGTTGTCAAAAAGGAAAACAACAGCAGAGTCATACAGACAGGTAAGGCACAACTTTTAACGTAAAGGAGGGAAACGATGTAATGGATGGCCCAGTAAAAACCGTAATCATAAGTGGATTGAAGCTGAAAGTTAAAGATCTGACGGTAACAGATAACATCATCTGGAGCCGCAATACGGGGCGAGTTGCATCTGGTGATATGGAGGGTGACATCATAGCAAAGAAAATTAAGTTAAATATTGTGCTGGCGCCTTTGGATGATGAAGAAGCAGCAGCTTTTGCTGCTGCAATAGAACCACCATTTTTTCCGATCACTTTCCGAAATCCGAAGTCTGGGAAAACAGAAACACGCAAATTTTATGTTGGAACGCCAACATATCCGGTGTATTCATACGCCGATATACTGCCCAGATATGTTGGCGTTGCCGCAAATTTTATTGAAAAATGAGGTGTCAAAATGAAGATGTCAAATAGAGCACTAGTAAAAACAATCAATGGACTTTTATCGTTTAAAAACAATGGTGTAAGGAAACCAATTAAGGCAATTTATGCAATCAACCACAATATTGAAATGTTGGATAAAGCTGCGATTCCTTTTCAAGAATCAAGAAATGAATTGATTGAAAAGTACTGCGATAAAAAGAAAAATGGCGACATTGTGCCCAAAAAGGGAATGGAGCAAAACCTAGAATCAGAGTTAGGTGAATTACTGGATGGAATTGAAGTTGACGTAGATGTTTACAAAATTCCAATTAGCTTGATTGAAAACATAGAAGCATCAGAGCTTGAATTTGAAGCAATTAGCATGATGCTTGAGGAAAGTGAGGCGAAAAAAGCATGACATATGATTATATGGTGAAACAAGATGGACAGTTTTATAAACCAGGTCAAGATGTGCCAGATATGGGTACATTAGTGTGTACGTCTGTGCAAGGGAATGTACGTAGTTATGAGGGACTTGTAAAAGATGTAGGCAAGCTGCCGACGTATGTTGCAACAGGCAGCTCTTTTCTGGCAAGTGATACTGGCGATTATTATAAATTTGAAGAGTCAACGCAGCTTTGGAACAAAATATAAATAGGAGGCGGCAATGAAACCAGAGGATGTGCTTGGAATTGTAATCCAAAAGTTAAGAGATGGTGGTGTTACTGATGAACAGATCAGTAACGCAGTAGAGAAATATTATAATCGGCATCCATTAGAGACTGACAAGACATTAAGCGTTTCTGGTGGAGTTGCGGATGCAAAGGCGGTCGGAGATGAACTTGCTGGAAAAGTATCTGGTATAGGAATTGAACTGTTTTACAACGAAGAAAAGCAATGTTTAGCCGTAAAGGTAGAGGGGTAAGGTGATGATATGGGACTTTGGACTGAATATAAAAAGAAAACAAAAGTAGAGTCATCAGACACCTTTCTTGTCTACGATATGCAGGATGGTGTACGACAAGTCACAGGGGACAATGTTAGGACGTCATTCCGTGATGTTCCTGATACCACACTAAAAAAGCCAGATGCACCAGCTGAATCTAAAGTAGTTGGAGATAGGCTAGCAAAGATTGAATTAAAAAACAATGAACAAGACACAACGTTAAAAACAAAGGCCGGCGGAAGTGGAATTGAGTTTTTTTACAATGCAGCTAAAGGCTGTTTAGCCGTAAAAGTCACAACTGAGTAAGGAGATTAATTGCATGGCAGAGACAAAAATATTGAATCTAGCAAGTTTCGAAGATGTAGAAACGTTGAAACAAACAACAAAATCGCAGGGTGAAGAAATAAGTCAGGTAAAGCAGGATTTTACTATGTCTACTGTCAAAAAAAACAATAGCACAGTAGCTACAGTAAAAGGAAATGTTGATACAATTACTACCGCAGAATATGATAATTGCCTTAATGTTATTTGGAATTTTCACAGAACCACCTCTTATGTAGGGCTATTTATAAAACTTGCAGATGCAGAATCTATTCTAACTAAAAAATATAGAATGGGTGTTTATAATCCAAATGACATCAATATTTCTGCCAGGATAGGTTTGAGCAATCAATGGTCAAACTGGAGCAAAGGTTTTACTATAGTAGGCGCTAATTTACGTTCAGAATCAATATCAACGTTTGACATTGATGGAAGTAAAACACCGTTATCCTCATCATCCGAGAATAACCCTTGCGTGTTCATTGAAATAATTTCAAAATCAGATTTGAATAAAGATGTAAAACTTAAACTCTATATGGTAGAAGTTAAAGATTTTACACAGCTTGATTCTTCTGTGAACGCTGTGAACGCTGAGAACGCTGTGAACGCTGAGAACGCTGAGAACGCTGTGAACGCTGTGAACGCTGAGAACGCTAAGAACGCTGTGAACGCTGGTGGTTCACAAGCACTAGGCTTTAATAATTTTTTTGTACGAGATGTAGTGCCAGAAGGTGGTACCACTGATTTGGTTACATTAACACAAGAAGATTATGGTTATATTCGAGTTAGTAAAAAAGAAGGATTGGGTACAAAATATGCAGGTGTTTACGCTAGAGTACAATGGAGTGAGCCAGAGGATTTAAAAGGTCTATGGCATTTTGATGGCAATACTGCTCCAATTTATAAAATATTAAATAGTATGAGTGATTGGAACTATGGAATTGATTTGAGCAATTATGGCAACACGTTGCAAGGATATGATTTGGAAAAAGCTGTGAGCAAAAATGAAAGATATTTTACCACTAAAGAATTATGGATTATTCCATACATGAACTATAACTCAAATGGTGTTTCAAGTGCTTTGAACGCTTCAATTAGAGTGCGACACGAATTACCGGTTAAAGGACTTGTTACTGCTAGTCAGCTCACGGAACAGCTCACGGAACAGCTCACGGAACAGCTCACGGAACAGCTCGCGGAACAACTCACGGAAGGCAATATAGTGCCAGCAAATGCCGGATATTTCTTCCCACCTTCAAGTTTATATGCTAGAGCAATGAATACTCCATCTGTTCTTGAACCATCACCATATACTGGAAATGGGGAAATCATATTTAATTATTATGGCGCAAAAAATGTTTCAAGTTCAGATAACAGATTATGGATATATTGCGTTCAAACATTAAATGTTACGCAGTATGTAGACAGACACGTAACAATTAGCATAAAAATGAATAATAGTAATTATTCTGGCAATGATGCTGATAGTTTTATTTTAAATAAGTTTCAACTATCTAGTAATAAATATTCATGGGGTGATATATATGTGGAGTTAGCAAATAGAATGCTTGGAAATCCCAATATGATAAACATCAACCTTGATGATTACTATGATATATTGAAAGATAAAGAATCAACATATTTACTGTTTGGAGTTGACTACTCTCAAGCTGTAGCAAATGAAGATGGCACTTTTTCCTTAAAATATCCACCTACTACTATTACACTTAATGTTAAGATAACTAGTGCAGACAGTGAAGTAATTGCAACGGAACTTGTTGGTTTCGACAAAAAAAATTATTACACAAAGAATGAAATTGATGAAAAATTGCAGGAAAATGGAGACTATATCACTACATGGGGGGATAGTTTAACGGCAGGTGGAGGTTGGAACTCACGACTTGCAGAGCTTGCAGGAATGACACTTTATAATGGTGGAACAGGTGGAGAAAATGCAAGGACAATCGTTGCACGTCAAGGTGCAGATATGATGACCATAAACAATATTGTGATTCCATCAGATATACAACCAGTAACGATAGCGACAAGATCAAGTGATGGTGGTATAAAAACAGAGTGGGGTTATACAGTAACACCTCTGTTACAAGGTGGAGCACATGTAAATCCTTGCAAAATTGGCAATATACTTGGCACTTTAAAATGGACTGGAGCTAATTATGCAGACATGACTGGAATCTGGACTTTTACGCGAAAAGAAACAGGTGAGCAGGTAAAGATTGATAGACCGACTGCAATTCGTACTGATTTTGATATGAATCGTAATAGCCCTTATTTAATGGTTATTTTTATTGGCCAAAATGGAGGCTACAACGATCTTGACGATCTTGTTAGACAACATAAAATGATGATAGAACATGCGTCTGCCAAACATACCATTATATTAGGCTTGTCAAGCGGTAGTGCATCATCAAGAAAATCTTATGAAGATAGAATGAAACAAGAATTTGGACGATATTTCATAAGCTTGAGAGAATATCTTGCACATCCAATTTACGGAACAGATGGCAAAACCATTGTATCTTGCTATGGTCTTGCTGATCAGGGGCTTGAGCCTGGCAGCAAAGAATACAACGGGGTAACATATAATGCATTAGACGAGATAGCAACAGGCACTGTACCGCATCAAATCTTGCAAGATCATGTGCATTACACAACAGGTACGAAGGATGTGATTGGAACCATGCTTTATAAAAAGGGTTGTGAACTTAATATTTTTTGATTATCTAATAGGCTATAGTTTAGTAGTGGCAGGAGGAAGAACTTGAAAAGATACCACTTTATCGCGTTGGTACGTGCTGAACCACATGCGAAAGAAATTAAAAAAAGACTCAAAATAAGGAGAAAATGGCATGGCACTTTTGGAAACCCTGATACCTGCATGTATATCAGCAGGAGTTACCTTGCTTGTGTGCCTCATCAATAACCATGGACAGCAGGAACGCACACGGGCACTTATGGAATATAAGTTGGATGAGCTTGCAAAGAGAGTTGATAAACACATAAAATAAACGGAAAAGAAACTGTAAATTGTTGGGGTGATTCACTCACTCGTGGAGTGGGGGTTGGTGATTCATATTCTAAAGCATTCCCATATGTTTTACACGGCTTACTTGATGGTAGAAAAGTGATTAATTGTGGCGTAGGCGGGGAAAACACGATTAACATAGCTTCAAGGCAAGGTGGTTTACCAAATATTGTAAAGCCATTTACCATACCTGCAAATGCAAGTAAAGTAGAAATTGAATTAACTAACATATATGGTGACAGTACTGGCATTTTGTTACAAGGCGGTTCGGCATTAGACCCAACGACAAGTAAATATGTTATGACCGCACAAATAAATCCCTGTTCTATCAATGGAGTAGAGGGTACACTTACCTATGAAAATGGAAAATATTATTTTTCTCGTTCCGAAAATGGAGAGTCCGTAATTGTTTCTCGCCCAACTCCCTTAATTACTTATGCAATGAAATCAATGCGTGATAATATTAACATTATATGGATTGGAACTAATGGTGGGTTTACTACCTCAGCCGAACTGATTGAATGTATAGAAGCAATGATTGACTATATGAGTCCTATCAACAAAAAATATATTGTGATTGGAGTCCATCACTTAGTTAGTACAGTTACCGAAACGTTTGAAACGATAGAAAAAAATATGTCAATACATTTTGGCAGACATTTTATAAATCAAAGAAAATATATGCTTGAATATGGCTTATCTGATGCAAGGATTACTCCAACAGCTGAAGATATAACAGCCATTTCGCAGGGTAAAATACCACCATCTTTACTATACGATGATGTACATTATAATGATAAAGGCTACAATATAATTGCTACTATTGCTTCTGAACGTGGAAAAGAACTTGGCTACTGGCAATTAGCTAAAGTAGGCTAAGGGCTGCTTGGCAAAAATTTCCAAATTATAAAAAATATAAAAATCCTATTAAAAAAGCTGCACAAGGATTGACTTCTTGTCCAATGTGTTCTATGATGATGGTGTAACATAAATATTACATAGGCAAAAGGCAAGTGATAAATCGGTAAAGATGGGTATAAAAAAGGAGAGCTGTTTTCCTTCCTGGCAGTCGGAACAGCTCTCACACACCTGTCATTGCTGACAAAAATCATTATACTTTATGCCTCCCATTTTTTCAAGTACGGAGGACAAAAAAGTGAAAGAAATTTTTACAAGTGAGTTAATGGCAAAACTTAGCGTGATTATCCCATCAGATCTCCTAAAAGACGTGCAAACAATCATTGAGCTGCATATTGATGACTACGAGATAACAAAAAGGAATACAGAAGTGGTTCTGTATGAGGATTTTACGCCAAGTTGGTATCAGGCATACATAGTAAGCCAAAAAATCGAAGGTATGAGCGATGACAGCCTTAGACAGTATATGATATACCTAAAGAATTTTTTTGAGTGGCTACAGGACATACAAAAACCGATAGAGAAGATAACACCAAATGATTTAAGAGTATATCTGTATACACTTCAGAAAACGCGGAAAATAAGTAATCGTACACTTGACGGACGCAGAACCGTTTTAAACACATTTCTTGAATGGGGAACAAATGAAGGATACTTAAACAAAAACCCATGCAGAGCAATAAGCGTAATCAATTACGAAAAAAAAGATCCTATTCCGCTAACGGCTATAGAAATGGAACAAATTCGAAAGGCTTGTAGAACCATTCGAGAAAAGGCAATTGTTGAATTTTTTTATAGTACTGGATGTAGAGTTACTGAACTCATCCGAATGGACAAAAAAGATGTAGATTTTGAACGGTGTGAAGTATATCTTTTTGGAAAAGGAAATAAACATCGAACAAGTTACCTAAGTGCAAGAGCTAAACTTATGCTAATTGACTATCTGAAAAGTCGTAAAGGCGATTCAGAAGCACTTTTTACTGGAGAAAGAGCACCGTATGAGAGACTTAAAAAGCCGGCAGTAGAAAAGATTATCAAACAGATCGGGAAAAGATCAGAAGTTAACCGAAGAGTTTATCCTCACTTGATCCGTCATACTACTGCAACAGATTGCTTGGAGCGAGGAATGGACATCACGGAAGTTCAGCAGCTTTTGGGGCATGCTGATATATCTACAACGATGATTTACGCAAAGCGAAATAGCCAAACTGTAAAATTCAAGCATCAGAAATACATGAACTAAAGAATTTTTAATACCGTGGGCAAAATACCTGCGGTATTTTTATATACGAAAAAATCCTTGGAGGAGGGAAACACTATGTATCAGGTATCAGAAGCATTAGATAAAGTTATATCAGGCAGCGGAAGAACGTTCTACGCAAGGCTAAACGGAATATCAGATGGAATCCAAGAGATAGTGCAAACAAATTTCTCAACTCCTGATAGCTATTTTTATGTGGGTGGAGCTATAGCTTCCAAAATAGAAGTATCTATGTTTACAAAATCGCAAGAATTTGTAAAAGGTACGGAAGTAAGATTTGAAATCGGAGCAACAGCTGATAGCACTATAGAATGGATACCAATGGGGTATTTTACAATAAAAGAGCAAAAAAAAGACCGAAATCTGCTTACTTTTACAGCATATGACAGGCTAGAGTCAAAGTTAGCTAAAGCATATAAAAGTAAAATTGTGAAGTATCCAGTAGAAAGCAAAGAATTTTTGACTGATATAAGTGAACAGACAGGTGTTGAGTTTGACACAAGCAAATTATCTGATAGCTTGATGATTGACAAAATATTGACGGTTAACGACCAGTCGGGAGAGAAAACATACAAAGAGCCGTTTGACGGTTTTACGATGCAACAGGTGGTTGGATACATCGCACAACTCCATGGTACATTTGCTACATGCGATAGAAACGGAAAAGTAACGTTTAGATGGTACGAAGCGTTAACAACTGACCATTCGGGGAAAATAGGTGATACAGCAGGCAGCTATTTAAAAGACCAGAACCTATCGTTCATTTATAATACAATTGAATTTTTAAAAGAATCACACACGTATCTGATTAAGACCAATAGATATTTTGATGATCTGCTACAATCAGAAACGATGTGCCAAATCTCAGGCATCAGCTGTGATACAGAGAATAATCATTATGAGTCAGGAACAAATATAAATACAAATTTAAGCAATCCAGTAATGACACAGGAATGGCTCAATAAAATCCTTAAAAAAATAAAGGATATGAGCTATTATCCAGTGTCATTTTCATTTATGGGAGATCCAAGGCTTGACGTAGGTGATGTTGTTACAATAGTTGATGCCAAAAATAATCTTATAGATGTTCCAGTGATGCAGCACACCATTACATTTGATGGTGGTTTGCTGTCAGAAGTGGCATCCTATGGTTTTGAAGAAAAAGAGGTGAAAAGTCCATCTGAAATAGCGTTGCAACGAGTTAAAGATGATATTCTTAGCCTTCAAGAAATTACGGCAAAAAAAGCCACATTCAATCAGTTAAACGCTGTAGATGCAAAGATCACCAACTTGCAGGCAAGCTCAATCACGGTAAATGATGCAAATATATTATTTGCCAGACTTGATAAAGCAAATATCCAACAGGGTTGGATAACAAGCGCAATGATTGGTGATGCGCAAATTACCAATGCGAAAATTAAGGATATGTCTGCTGATAAAATAACAGCAGGCGTTATAGATGCCTCAGAGGTCTCTATCATCAATTTAGATGCTGCCAGTATCACCACAGGCACTATTACTGGACTAGATGCATTTTTTAATAAGACCTTTAAGGTAATTAGTCCAACGTCAGATACGGAGGAATTTATAATTAGTGCAACGTCAGAAAGTGTTATGATCGGTACAAGAATGAAATCTGGTGAACTATATCTGCAAAAAGCAATGATAAGCATTGGTGATGAAGATATGGCTATAACAACAAAAGGCTATTTACGTTTAACTGGTTCACAACACTTAAGTCTTACATCAGCGAATGATATAGTGTTATTCCCTGGCGTGTCAAATAGCGAAAAAGATGTATACATCAACGACGGCTCAACCAATAACGCAATATTGCATGTTGGAAACTTTGAAAATTTAATAACGACAGTTGAGAATTCCCGAAACTCAAAAAAATTGAGCGGAATGGAAATAGTTGATGTCTCAAAGAATATTTCGAACGCAATTCCATGGATTGACCAGACTGGTGTGATGGAGATTGGAAAATATTTGGATTTCCATGAGTGGAACGCAGATAATACTGATTTTAGCGCTAGGTTGGAAGTTTTTGAAAAATCGTTACGAATAACCGCAGGAATAACTACTGCGTTAGACCTTAATGGAGTTGGAAATGCATCATACATAAAATTTAGTGGAAGTGGAACAACGCTAGGATGGATTGGCTTAAACAGGAAAGATGGATCGCTGATGTTGTATGACAGCAACGAAAAAGAATATCGCATATTAGATGAGACATCTATATCGTTTGGAACAGCAGAGCCGATTAGCAATGGAAGAAAAGGCGATATCTATGTTCAGACATCTGATAGTGGAAATGGATGGAAAAAAGCTGTTGCAATTTATTACTATTCCAACTGAAATGATAGGGAACACCCTATCATTTCAAATTCTTAAGATAAGAATCTTTTCTCTCACAAACAGATTGCTTTGCTTGCTGTATTGATTCTTCTAAATGTTTCAAGTCAGGCTCTATAAAAGCATCTTTAACCTCACCGCGTGCCTGCCGAATCAGAAAATTGTCGAGATATGCTTGAGCTGACGTTATACGGTCAGCAAGCGGCAATTTGTTTAATGCCGTAAGCATATCAAGTTGTGCGTGCCAATCAGACCCAGTATCACAAAAGACATTGTAATACAGACGTTTCAGATACTCAGCGTCTTCGTGCTTTAAGTATTCCTGCAGAGCAGACAGTGTCTCACTATCTTTTTTAGGGTGATAAATACGTTCATACTTATTAGGGTCATAGATAGCCATAAGACATTTTTCTGCATCGACACCACATCTGTTAAACCATTCTAGCAGCGCTGGAAAGTCTGGCGCACCAAGACCATTCTCCCAGTTTTTTATTGTTCCTACGCTCTTTCCAAGTGCTTTTGCCAAATCCATTTGTGACAATCCTGCATTTTTGCGCACATAAATTATAACTTTTATAAGTCGTTCAGTATCAGCTACTCGATTCCTCATGTCAAAAACCACCCTTCATATTCGTTCGAAATGTCATTTTTACAATAAATTGTACTTTGGCAAAAATAAAAAGTATAATTTATTGGCTACATCAAGCAAAAAGCAAAGTCAAAGTTTTTTAGTGTTTAAAAGCCTGAGAAATAGCCAAAAAACTTTGACCGAAAAAAATGTGAACAAAGTCAATACAATTGTAGTCACCAGTGCTATTATCTATACCATAGCAGAAAAGAGAAAGGAGGCTACTAATGATGACAGTTTACAACTGCAAAGCAACAGAGTCAATGGTTAATTTTGCCATTATTCATGGTAAATTACTAGACAATTTTACAACATTAGACTGCTTGGAAAGTGATTTTTGTTCAAACACCATCGAGACAAGCCGCCTGAGTGGAGTAAAGGATGAAATACCAATCGCTGTTGCAAAGGATAGAATCGGGGCTTTGAAGCGTCAGGATGAAGTGACAGTGATTGGAGAATGGCGAAGCAAGAATTATTACACCAGTGACGGCAAAAGGCATGTACAGCAGTACTTTCTGGTCCGTGAAATCAAAGTAGAAAGCGGGGAATATCGAAACCAAATCGCATTGACTGGGTATTTATGTAGCAAACCGATATATCGCACAACGCCATTAAAAAAAGAGTTATGCGAGCTTATAGTTGCTGTAAATCGTCCATATGGCAAGAGTGATTATTTGCATTGTATTGCTTGGAATCAGCTTGCTCGAAAGGTATCAAATTTAAAGGTTGGGGACAAAATTAGACTGTCTGGAAGAATCCAGAGCAGAACTTATATCAAAAGAGAACATGAAACAGAAACAATTAAAGTTGCATACGAAATTTCTGTGGATACATTTGCAAAGGAAAGGTGATTATATGTGTGATGTGGTTAGACGTTTTTTAGATAGTATCGTGGAATTAAAAGGCAACGAATATGTAAAAAGAGCGATTGCATATATATCCACGTTTATTCCGGAAGGAAAACGTAACGAAATGGAATTGCTTGATTTTTTGTATCAGTTAACAGATAGAGATGACGTAAAGGAATATCGCTGTGAGCTGATTGCACAGGCAATGACAAGAGAATAGAGGAAAGAGAGGGCAATGAATGGCAGAAAGCAGAACTGAAAAGGAGATTGAAAAAGATGCTGAAGAAGCAACGATGCGGTGTTATAAGAAAAAGATCAGAGAGCTCTTGAGGAGTGAAGAAAGATTGAGCACACTCAGAGTCGTCTATTATATCTTGACAAAATAAAAAGAGGGCATCCAGTAATGGGTGTCCTCTTAATGTTTTACTGGGCTGAAACAATTTTATCATTCTGCTCCAAGATATCAGATGCATCTTTCCATGCATAGTTAATCTGGATTGTGCTTGGAGCGGCAGCATCCTTACCATAATCACAAGAGTGGATTGATAAGATGCAGGTCTTTGTTTCCCAAACAGTAAAATGACCATCATAGAGATTAAATATAAATGAGTCGCCCTTATTCGAGAAAGAATCTTCGTCATAATCCTGTGAAGGTTCGCCATAAGTAGCTGTTAATTGCTCTTTTAAATCATTTGCCATTGGGCTAACATCATTTGTATTAAATTCGTATGTAACACCGTACAGCATAGCATTTGCCACATTATAGTCAATTACACCGTCTGCTGAAGGGCAAACAAAATACGCATATACAGAAGATGTTGTATATCCAAAGGCTGGCTGCTGATAGTTTGAAGCGAAAGCACTTGCCATAAAACCAGTCGAATCATAGTCAACACCAGTAATTCCACCATAGATAATATCATCAACTGAATAGACAGGAAGCGCCTGATCTATAGATGCTTGGAGGTTAAGTTCTGGTGTTAAGCTCTGCACACTCGCAAAATTTGTCCCCCACGGAATATCCTTGAACAGGATATCACCGTCTGGGAGTTCTGCCTCGGTTTCTGCCTCAGAACTCTCTTCCTCATCACCCTCAAGCAATTCATTATATAGTTTAAGAAGATCGTTGTAGTCTTTGAGCAATTCATTATACTTTGCTTCATAATCAACAGAAGTTTCTGCTTCTGTCTCTACTTCACTTTCTGCAAATACTGGCACTGCTTGCAATGCCATACAACTACACAGTACAGCTACAAATTTCTTTTTCATGTCCTTTTCTTCCTTTCCTTTTGTGCTTGTGTTGCACTATGTAAATAGTATAAACAGGTTTTCACAAAATAGCAACCAGAAATTCGCCTTGTATACAAAACAAATGGGTATCCGCATTACGGATACCCACTGTCTGGTTAATTAGTTTTGTTTGTCATTGGTGCCTGGCGGAAAGATGATATCTTTTCCTGCAAGAAGAGTATCAAGCACTTGTTCCAATTTCTCCCAGTCTGAATCCTTCATTTGCGCAAGATAAAGGATTAAACGCTTTTTGAAATTTTCATCGCCTGCTATTGCAAGCGTGCCAAGAAATGATGCAATCTCTTCTGATGGTGTAACGTTCTTAAGCATATCGCCTTCTCCGGTACGGAGCCATTGTTCATTTACGCTAAATCTGTTGCAAATCATGAAAATCGTTCTGTCAGCTGGAGTATTGATACCACGCTCTAGTAGACTAACTGAACCTTTCTTTATTCCAATGGCTTCTCCAAATTTTTCTAAGGTGTAGTCTCGACTTTTTCGCACCATTGCTATTCTCTCACCTATTGTAGTTTCCATCTTATCACCTCCTTCCATTATTATTATAGCAAGTTTTGTTTGTTAAGTCAACAAAAAAGTTTGTCAAACAATCAAAAAACTATTGACAAAGTATTCCTAATAAACTATACTGTAAGTGTAACAAACAAACGGACATTGAAAATTTAACAGAAAGGAGCCGGAACATGGAACTCTTGAGAATTAACTACGAGTCAGAACGACCTACTGTATCAGCAAGAGAGCTACATGAGGGACTAGAGATCAAGAGTAACTTTACTACATGGTTTGACCGCATGTGTGAGTATGGATTTCTTGAAAATATTGATTATTTATTGGTTTTCCAAAAAAGGAATACCAATAATCCAAAGAATCCAACAACAACTTGCAACGATTATCAAATCTCCATCGACATGGCAAAGCAGATCTGCATGATTCAGCGTACCGACAAGGGCAAGCAGTACCGCCAGTACTTCATTGATCTCGAAAAAGCATGGAATACACCGGAACAGGTGATGGCACGAGCCTTAAAGATTGCCAATAACGAGATTGATAAGCTCAAGGCAGATAATAAAGTACTAATTGCAGACACAGAGCGCATGAAGCCTAAAGAAATCTTTGCAGATGCAGTGGAGTCTAGCAGGACCTCAATTCTGATCGGAGATATGGCAAAACTGATTTGCCAGAATGGTCACGAGATCGGGCAAAACAGACTCTTTGAGTGGATGCGTCAAAACGACTACCTAATTAAATGTGGCGGTAGTAAAAACATGCCGACACAGAAGGCGATGGAACAGAAACTCTTTGAAGTTAAAGAACGTACCGTTGTGAATCCGGACGGAAGCGTCAGAATCACAAGAACAACACTTGTAACTGGTAAAGGGCAAATCCATTTTATCAACAAGTTCGCCAAGATAAAGGCAGAAATGATAGCAGAAGTTACATAAGAAAGGAACAAACAATGGATATCAATAAGTTTGTAGTACTTAAAGATTGCATGTACTACGAGGGAATGCATAAGTATTACATATTCCAGTTTGATAGTGCATACACACTACTTGCTGACACAAACAGAGCAATCTTGTACAGAGCAGAAAGCTTTGCTGACATGATTAGCTACATTGAAAGAATGGAAGCATGCAGAAAGGAGGTGCAGGCGTGATGACAGATAAAAAGGAAAAGCCTAAGACAACATACCGTTTTCTGACAGAGCAAAAAAAGCGCACTCTGCAGAAGCTGAGTGAAGTGACGAATAGCTACTCTAGTATCCAGAACAACTATTTGCTTGGCTGGATCGAAAACACGGTCACAACATCGTGAACAAAAAATGTTGCAAATATAAATTAAGAGAGGTGATAAAAGATGTTCTGGATGACTAAAAAGATGCCAGATAAGACCGCAGGCTATCTGCTGTGTACAATTAGATGGGGCGAGACTAGACTTACCCATGAGTATTATTGGGGACCAGACCCAAAGAACAGATTTAGATGGTGGGTTTCGAAAGAAGCTTGCCAGGCGAATTTGCCAGATGGTGGATTTGAAGATTCTGGTTATGAAATTGTGGCTTGGGCTAGAATGCCTGAGCCATATAGAAAGGAAATGTATGAATCTAAGAGAAATATTGCCGCATTTGAGTGGAGAAATGAGCAGAGACGCGGAGCTGCTGAAAGAAACAGCAAAGCAGGGCGACACTGTTGTGCTGAATGTAAAAACGCCAGATGGAACACTGGTAACGGTCAACGCGGTAATTAAAGCGAAGTACCCACATGTGGTACATATGCAGTATCAAACTGCAAAGGGATATGTAGTAAACACATCATTTGCTTGGAAGAAGCTGTTAATGATAATGCTGAATCCAAGCAGCATTGAAGATAATGAAGAAGGAGAGTGATCAACAATTTTTATTTACCATGGGGAAAGCAAAAAGCAATTGCTTGAAACAGCAACACGGCTGCTTCCATGTTTAACAGAAGAACAGCTTGCCTACATTATTGGAATGGAGCAGGCAGAGGAATATAAAGAAAAGGAAGGAGCGAAAGAAAATGATAAATCTGTACTTTAATGCAGAGCTTACAGGATTGCATAAAGACACAACCCTAATAAGTATCGGGATTGTATCTGCAAGTGGTGAATCTTTTTACGCAGAATTTAATGATTTTGCAGACTATCAAATTACACCTTGGATTAAGGAAAATGTATTGTCAAATACAGTGGTAAAGGGTGAGAACAAAGAACTTGCAGAGTTGCTAGACAAGGAAAACACCGTATTTGTGGTCGGTAGTAAATATGAGGTACGAGAATCACTTCTTGGATGGCTTGAGCATTTTGAGAGCGATACTCAATTTGTGTCAGATACGTCTCATTACGATTTTGTATTACTGGTTGATCTTCTGGCAAGTTCTGCACTGGAGCTTCCTAATTACATATCAGCAAGTTGCCATGACATCAATCAGGATATTGCAAGGGTGTTAAGGATTTCTGACAAGGAAGCTTTCGATTTGTCACGTGAAGAACTTTTAACAAAGCTGGGAAAGCCACTTCCCAAAGGGGTAAAACACAATGCATTGTATGATGCCAAGATCATTCAGGCGATTTATCGCCAGTTACAATAAGCCTATGAAGTTAACAGAGGAGCAGCGGTTAGAACTGATTGGGCATATCTACAGAAGAGTGGATGCAATAGCGCCAAGGACTGGAAGGACGGCAACAGAAATTAAAAGAGCTAGGCAGAAAGCCATGAAAGGGTTGATCCAGAGCTTTTCAGATGAATTTGGCGTGAGAGCAGAACGCTTATGGAAACAAAATGAAACATTGAAATTTAGAGGATGCAGCTTATATGACTTGCACGAGTTCATAGACTGTTACAATCCACCAGAGAAGAAAAGAAAGGAGAGAGCAAATGGTTGTAGTGAACAGCGGAGAAAGTTACCTCGGTGCAGAAATCCGCGAATGGTGCAGCCACTCCAAGGAGCAGGATGCAGCAATAGTAAATACAAAGTACTATAGCGGTTTCAGAGAACCAAATGACGAAGCATTCTACTTTGTTGAGAAAGATGGAGAAAACATTTCAAAATATAGAGTTGTACGTGATTTAGTTAAGTCACCACGACTATAAGAAAGGAGACAGACATGAGCAAAGAACTTGAAGCTGCAAGAGCATTGGTAAAAATGCTTGAAGAAAGAGAGCAGAGTAACAAGGTTAAACTGGAAAGCTTAAAAGCCGGAGAAACATTTTGCATTGGAGAGGATGATTATATTGTCCTCGAACAGCACGAAGGAAAAACCAAGGTTATCTCGAAGGATTTTATAGCAGAAGACAGAAAATTTGCAGATGATACAGTGAATTACAAAACATCTGGACTTAGAAAATGCATCGAAGCTGAAATCCAGCCAACTATTGAAAATGAAGTCGGAGCAGAGAATCTTGTGGAACACAGAGTTAGCCTTGAGACGGTAGACGGTCAGAACGACTACGGAGAGCTGACTTGCAAGGTTCGCCCAATCACTTTTGACGAGGCCAGAAAGTATAACAACTTGATTGTTAATAATGATTTGGATGATTGGTGGTGGACTTGTACAGCATGGACTAGTCCAAACCGTGAATACAATCGTTCAATCGCCGTTGTTCTTCCGTCCGGCAACGTCGGCGACGGCTATTGCGGCGGCTGCCACGGTGTTCGCCCGGTTTGCATCTTAAAATCTAACATCTTTGTATCAAAGAAAGGAGAGTAGATGGCTGAATTAACATTAGAAGAACTGCAAAAGCAGTTCAATGATCTAAAGAAAAGAGTAAGCATCTTAGAAAGTAATTCAAAAAGAAAAATTGATGTTGAGCCTAAAGCAGGCAATCAGTTCGAACTTGCAGGGCTAAAATGGAAAATCATTGATGTTCTTGATTTGGGTTGCATGTGCCTTGCAGAAAAATCAGAGTTGATGAGATTTGATCCAGACATAAATGACTGGAGAATCAGTGAACTACGTCAGCATCTGAATAGTGATCTCCTTGAAAAAATAGAAAATGAAATTGGAGAGGAGAATGTTATTAAATTTGAGAGGGATTTACTGTCTGTTGATGGACAGAATCAATACAGAGCATGTAAAGACAAGGTTTCGCTGCTTACTCTTGACGAATACAGAAAATATAGAAGTCTGATTCCAAATGAAGAGTGTTGCTGGTGGTTACTTACTCCATGGAGTACGTCGCACAGCGGATATTATACATTGACTACCGTTGTTCTTCCGTCCGGCGGCATCTGCTACAACGGTTGCGGCAACTGCTTCGGTGTTCGCCCAGTTTGTATCTTTTCCCCTTCAATCTTTGAATCTAAGGAGAAGTAATTAAGTGGCAGAAGAACTCAGAGTTATTCTTAAAGCAAAAGAGCTGGCAAAGCATACTTTAATAATAACTTCTAATTGTAACCGTTATCCAAAAAAATATAGGTTCTCACTCGTAGATAAAATGCAAAATAAAGCACTTGAGATTTATGAGCATTTATATGAAGCGAACCGAACAGATTTGAGACTTTATCCTAAAGAGCGATCAGAACTCCAGACAAAAGCAATAACGAAATGTGATGAGTTATTGTTCTATATTGAATTGTCAATGGAGTTGAACATCATCAACAATAAAAGTACAGAATATTGGTCGAAGATGGTTTCAGATATAAAGCATATGGCAATTGCCTGGAGGACTAAAGACAAAGAAAGATAATAAAATTAGGTTATTTGCTGTTAAGACCGTTGTTCTTCCGTCCGGCAACATCAACAACAACAATTGCGACAACTGCAACGGTGTTCGCCCATTCTGTGTCAAACAGGCCGTCAGAGTAGGCATTAAGCCGAAATCAGCAAAAGATACAAAAAAGCAAATGACCTTTCCGAAGAGGATAAATACAAAGGAATTTTTACTATGGATAAAGATCTTATATGCGATTTTCAAAATTTATACAAAGCATACCAAAAAACGAAATCTGGTAAGAAATTTAATGGAAGTTGTGCGAGATTTCAAACAATGAGTCTTGAAGGGCTTCACATATTGAAAGAACAGCTTGAGAATCAGACGTACAGTATGAACCCGTATAACAAATTCAAAATATATGAGCCGAAAGAGCGAGAAATCAAGTCCTGCGCTTTTAAGGACAAAGTAGTTCAGAATTGTCTGTGTTATACCGTTCTTAGACCAAGACTACAGTCTCAATTTATTCGAACCAATTATGCAGGCCAGATAGATAAAGGTACTCATTTTGGAATGGATTGCCTGAAAGAACAGATGCTAAACTTTTACGAAGAACACGGAACAAATGGATGGATTTTAAAGTGCGATATACGAAAATTCTTTTACACCATAGAACATGATCCGGTGAAGGATATAGTAGATTATTATTTCTACGACGAATATACAGTATGGTTAAATCATTTGTTCATTGATAGTGTTGAAAGCCCAGGTCTTCCACTCGGAAATCCTGTTGCACTAATGTATGCGCTTCTTATGCTTGATGGACTTGACCATTTTGTAACTGGTGAGCTTGGAATAGATAAATATGGGCGCTATTCAGATGACTTTTATTTGATATGTTCAAGCAGAAGTTACGCAAAGTGGTGCAAAGAAGCTGTAGAAGCTTTTGTTAGTACCCTTGACCTATCGTTAAATGGGAAGACACAAATAGTTCCATTCAGTAAGGGGATTTCGTTTTTGGGATTCCATCATTACGTAACAGAAGATGGAAAGTACATCAGGAAAATAAAAGGCGAAAATAAGCGGAAAATAAAGAAGAAATTGAACAACTGGGCAAAAGCTGTGAAGGCAGGAGAGATGATGTCCACAGAGTTTTATACAAATTATAACGCGTGGAAAAATCATGCACTTCACGGGAATTGCAAGAAATTATGCCATTCTATGGACCTTTACGTAGAAGAATTGTTGAAAGGAGTGAGCAAATGAATTATGTAAAAGCCCGATATGAGGGCAGCAAAAGAAGTTATTGTTTTGCGGCAGAGGAAGATTTAAAGCCGGGAGACGAAGCAGTAACTCCAAACGGTACAAAAGTCACAGTAGTAGATGAGCCAGTAGACCTTTCATGGATAGAAGCCTATGGAAGAAGCAATATCAAGACGATCAAAAGAGCACCAGAGATTAGCGAAGCAGAGTGCTGCAACAATAAGGCAAAAACAAAATAAGGAGGATAATATGAGCACTAGATTTACAATTAAGGCCGGATTAGCTTTTAATGCCGTTCTTGTCGAGGACGAAAAGACAGGTGAGATGGGCGTGGGAGTTTATAAAAATAGTGTTGACGATATCAGTTTTTTGTCAGCATTAAGTAAAGCGTCAGATGAGCTACTGAAAAAATTGGAAAAAAGAAAACAAGATGAAGATCTGGAAACTGTGCACGAGCAGGGAAAGGAACCAGAAGAGAAAAAGGAAGAGCAGCCGACATACTACAGTGGAGCTGTTGAGGTTGCAAAAGGTGATAACGTGCTTTTCCCAACAGGGTTAAAGTTTAAAGTGACGCAAGGCAAAATAGAATATATTACAGGCAATTTAATGAACGACATTTCTGCATACCTTATATTTTGCAATAACACATTCAAATCATTTGATGATTTGAGCAAGTTTTTTGACAAGATGCACATTGAGATTAAGGAGGGCGAGGAATAATGGCAGATACAGCAATTGTAGAGAGTGGAAAGCAGGCTGTGCAGCAGTCAACAAAGAGAGTAACTGACTATAGTCTTGGGATTTTCGGAACAAGCGATAATTTCATTATGGCTATGCAGATGGCAAAGGCGTTAGCTGAATCCACAATTGTTCCGGCTATATACCAGAAGAATCCATCTAACTGTTTAATCGCCATCGAAATGGCGCAACGAATGGGTGCGAGCGCAATGATGGTTATGCAGAATTTATATCCTATTCAAGGTAGACCGTCTTGGAGTTCACAGTTTCTTATTGCAAGAATTAACAACAGCCACAAATTCGACATGGAGCTACAGTACGAGGAAACAAAAGACAAAGACGGAAAGCCTTTTTCTTGTACCGCTTGGACTACCAAAGACGGCAGACGAGTTGATGGTATGACAGTTGACATGCAAATGGCAAAGGATGAAGGATGGATTGCAAAGAACGGTAGTAAGTGGAAAACAATGCCACAGCTCATGCTTAGATATCGTGCTGCTTCATTTTTTTCAAGACTTAATTGTCCAGAAGTTGCAATGGGACTTTATACAAAAGAGGAAGCAGAGGACAATGATTTTGAAGAAAACACAAGTGAAAGTTTGCAGGAACAGATGGAGAAAGATATTTCAGAAAACGCAAATTCACAGGTATTTGAAGAACCAAATGAGCAGAATAAGGAAGCAAACAAAGATGCTTTGCCACCTTTTATGTCTGCCTGATCAGGAGATAGCCTATGGATGAAATCAAATGGAGAATAGAAGGGATTTTCAAAGCCAATGCCGCAAAGTGTCTGGATGAAATCGGAAGAGATGCAGAGATAACGCCAGAACAAGTACTTGAGAAAGCGAGAGACGAACAGTCAGAGCTGCACAAGTGTTTTGAATGGAACGATAGCATAGCGGCAGAGAAATATCGCTTGCAGCAGGCAAGACAGCTTATCCAGTTCTTTGTAGTTGTACCAAAGCAGGACAACAAACCACCTATTAGGCACTTTCAGATCACAAGTCAGAGAAATGTGTATATGCCGACAACACATTTTGCAACACAACCTGACGAGTATCAGAAGTTGCTGCAGAGGGCTTACGCAGAGCTGAGAAGCTTTCAAAATCGGTATAAGTCGCTTTCTGAGTTAGAGAGCGTATTTGAAGAAATCGACAAGATAGCCGTCTAAACAGTTTCAATGCTTAATTCGAGTGTTCTATGGATGGTGTAACGGTATGCACCATCTGAGAAAAGAAATGGCTCATATGTCAAAAACATAACAGCACAGGACAGAACATAGCACGACACAACAGCACATAACATTGCATCATTCACAGAGCATTCGAGTTAAGCAGATTTTATGGGCTAGTATGAGGCAGCAAGTAAGCCTCAATTATATAACAAAAAGTGATAGGACAGGACAGAATATAACAATACACAACACCACAAAACAGATTATTTGTTGCTTTATGCTAGCCCATAAGTCAGGGCAGAACAGAATATAACAAAACAAAACAGTACAAGGCAGAATAATACAAGACAGAATAGTACATAACACGACGCAAAAGGTATCCATTCTATATGTGGCATAAGCAATATGTCATAACAAAGTACAGGATAGTTTAAAACATCACAGAATACAACAATATACATAATTATGCATAGTTTATGCTATATACCGAGTGGATACCGCAAAAACAAACTGGCAGCATTTGCAGGCAACATGAGTTGCCTAGTACAGTACAAAACAGAACATTACAGAACACGACAATACATGACAAAACATTTCATGTTGTCTGCAAGTGTTACCAGAACACTTAGAATTTCCGTTTAAGACGCGGCATAAGCCGCACTAAAACATAAAACATAACATTACACCACACTACAGTGCAAAACAGAACATTGCAACACTTGTACCGCATCTCAAGCGGAAGCTTAGACCAAAACAAAAAAAGGAGAAAACAAATTATGACAAAGAAGGAAGAAACACAAGTTATTGAATTAAAGCCGTTAAGCATCAAGCAGGCAAGAATTACCATTGCAGGTGATGGGGATTTGGTGCTTAACAAAATGAATGATTGTAGCGCCAGGAAGCTTACTGACGAGAGAAAGAACAAGGCTAAGGACACAGCAGCTACAAATGTATGGGAAGAAGTGATCACCGCCATGCACTGGTATGATGGAAAGCCTACAGACTTCACAGAGGAAGGTTTGAGAAAAGCACTGACCAACAATGCACCGTGCATTACGGCGTTTGGCTTGAAAAAGTCATTTGGACAGGCTGTTGTGCAAAACAAGATTGACACTTACGCAACCAAATTCAACGCTGCTGTAAATGTCATAGCAAAGGGCAATCTGGTTCCGATCAAGTTTGCAGAGCATTTTATTGATGAAAAGCTTATGTCACCAAAGAAAGGCGCTCCAGTACTTGTACGACTGAATAGATTCAGCGGATGGAGTGCAACATTCACCATTCAATATACAGAGAATGCGTATTCACTGGAACAAATATTAAACATCATTCGTCTTGCAGGTTTTGGAAACGGAATTGGAAGTGGAAGAACTAGCGGTTACGGTCGCTACCACATCGAAAGTGTGGAGGGATGAACGCAAGAGAGGAGTTTTTAGATGATTCTAACATGCTTAGCCAGCGGCAGTTCTGGTAATTGCTATGTTTTAAAGGATAACAAAGGCAAGATGCTTCTTCTTGATGCAGGAATCCCGATCATGAAGATCAAAAAGGGATGCAGTTGGAAGGTATCTGATATTGTTGGATGCGTTGTAACCCATAAACACAGAGATCACTCGGAAGCAGTCAGTGATCTGGAAGAAATGGGAATCCCAGTATACAAACCTTATGAAGATAACTCCTATATCGGTGGCTATGGTGAATTTAGAATTGTATCAGTTCCAATGAATGATGTGCATGGACACTTCAAACATACCGATGCAGACGGTACAGAGTGTCCGTGCTATGGATTCATCATCGAGCATCCAGAGATGGGGCGAATGCTCTACATTACTGATGCAGAGTTTGTAAGGTGGCGATTTAAGGATATTGACCACATGTTGGTGTCTTGCAATTACCAAAAGAAGTACATTTCAGAGGATGTCACTGGTAAACGATTGCATGTCATTAAGGGGCATATGGAGTTAGAAACGTGTGCAGGCTTCATAGAAGCTAACACAACAGACGCACTCCAGAACGTCATTATTTGCCATTTAAGCGCAAATAATGCAGTACAAGAGGAAATGCTAGTAAGAATAAAAGAAGTCGCAGGAATGGCAAATGTGGACGTTGCAGAAGCAGGTAAGACCTGGCAATTGTTTAATTGCGAAACATGTCCGTTCCTGTAAGAAAGGAAAAGCAAATGAGCAATAAAGAAGTCCTGAAGATATTAAAGAAGAAACTTGATACTTGCACCAGAGCAACTGAGCAAGCCTTGAAGAAAAAGGACTACAAGGCAGTTGAAAAATCAATGAGAACCGCGTTTGTATTCATGAAGGCACATAGCGCTCTTAAAAAGCAGATTCCACAAAAACTGGTTATTCTAGCAGACAAGAACGCATGTAGCTGCTCTGTATGTGGAAACATCATAAATGATTGCCTTGCTTCCTATTGTTCAAAATGTGGACAGAAGATTGATTGGGAGGATTGTTAAATGTCTATTGCAAAAAGTGATGAAATAAAAAACCTTTTGGTTAGCAATAGTGAATTGATGGTTACGACAGCATATCCACATACCTATTGTCGTGTAGTACCCCTACAAACGGCATGTGAAATAGTCAACAACATTCTCGAAAACAGAGACATGCATAAAACAATTGCAGAAGAACCAGTCATCTGTGCATCAAACGAAAATGTATACGAATGGTATTGCCCGACATGTGGCACACGGTATGAATCAGAAGCAGGAGTTTGCGTACACTGTCCATACTGCGGACAGAAGATAGATTGGAGCGATTATGATTCTGAATGAAATTTTAAAGCTTATGAAATACTTTCCTGGTAGCAGCATCAACAGTGATGGATACTTGTTCTTAAACAAGCAGCGTTCTGGTTTTTCCATAGCTGATATTGAGAGTGAAGAAGATCTTAAATGTAAATTGCTTGAATATGTGTCAAGGGACGCTTGCAAAACAATGGTTTATCAGCAACACGTAAGGAATGTAAGATTTTGGAATAGAACTCGAAAGAGTATAAACCAGTATTTGCAGACGAGCTTTTCTGACGATGACATGCTTGATATATACCAGTACTTAGGCAATGGTATCAGGCACAAGCTCACTAAAGAGTTTGTGCAAGGCGGATATGATCTAAAACTGATAAAGGAGGATTTGAATGGATGAGATTAAGATCGGAACTCCTGTCTATCACGTAGAGGAATACCGATTAACCAACTATGAGTTAAAACAAAAGGGATTCGAAGGGTTCGACAACTACGGACTTGAAGTTGTTGAATCAATCGTTATAGCCGTGACAGACACACATTTTGATGTGACAACCAAAAAACGTGACATCGGAAGCAATACGAATAATATACATCGTTGGGGGAGATCGGAGCTTGGAAGATCAGTATTTCTAAGCAAAGAAGAAGCTGCGGAAGAAGCTGATAACCGCGCGCATAATATCCAGTTAGGATATCACTGTTCAAAGTTTAGCCAGCGCCCAATGTACAAGAATTGGCTACACTGGCAAGATACAGCTAAAACAAAGACACCTAAAAAACAAACAGGTCATAGATCAAACTTTGTTGCAAAAAAAACTACGCTTCCAGAGGAGCTTTACATTGCCTGGAGGGACGGAAAGTTAACCGGACCAGAAGGTGCAAAGAAGATAGGTGTTTGCGTCACGACTTTTGAAAGGTACGCGAGAGAAGAACTTGCGAAGAGAGGTGATAGGCATACCGTCAAGACAGGTAACAAAGTACCGCCAAAGCCTTTGCCACCAATGTTTGATGAATGTTTCGAGCAGTGGAAACTCGGATTGCTCTCAGACGAAAAGGCAGCTAGACAATGTGGGATGTCGCATACAACATTCCGTAAGTATGCAAATATCCGTTTGAAAGAGATTGGAGAGCAGAGGAAGGGAATCCAGAGAGGAGTGATTCTTCCACCAAACTTTACAGACGTATATCTGGAATGGGAGCAAGGGGGCATTGGATGTAGTGAAGCTGCAAAGAAATGTGGTCTTGAATACTACACATTTAGATACTATGCAGAGAAAAGATACAATGAAAGGATGGACGCAGGAGTATTCCAATATTAAAAGAAAGAAGGGCTTCAAAGTGAAGAAAAATCGGCAAGTTTTACTGAATGAAAAGTTAATTGTACCTACGCTTGCTTTTGATCCTAGCATGGCAGAAAAAGAAAGAAAAGATTTTCTCAAAGCTATGCGAACAATGTTTAAATTGAAGATTAAGCAGGAAATAAGAGCAGAGGAAGAGCTTATGTACACTCTTACAAGGCAGAGGAAACTAGGCAGAAGAAAGAAAAGAATCAAGCTTTAAAGGAGGTTCAGTATGAACAAAGTAATTTTAATGGGTAGACTTACCCGTGACCCAGAAGTGCGTTACTCACAGGGTGCACAGCCCCTTGCAATCGCCAGATATACATTGGCAGTAGATCGCAGAGGTAGCAAGCAGGGCGAACAGTCAGCAGATTTTATCAACTGTATAGCGTTCGGAAAGAGTGGCGAGTTTGCCGAGAAGTATTTGCATCAGGGAACCAAGATCGTTGTCACAGGTCGTATCCAGACCGGAAGTTACACAAACAGAGACGGTCAAAAGGTCTATACCACTGATGTGGTTGTCGAGGAGCAGGAGTTCGCAGAGAGCAAAAAGAATACGCAGCCAGCTCCAGAACCGGCACCTGCAGGTGGATATGAAGGTTTTATGAACATTCCAGATAATGTGGAAGATGAAGGACTACCGTTTAATTAAAAAGAAGGGAGATGTTTGAGGTGATCATTGTAAGACAAGATAGAAATGCTTTTTACAACTGGGACAATGTAGTTGACGTTTACATTAACGGACTTTCAAAAACAGAAATATTATTAAAACACGTTAAAGGCTCAAACGAGTCGACTGATTACCCAATTGGCAAATATAAGAACGCAGAAAATGCCAAGGCTGCATTCGAGAAACTTATAGAAAACATTTCAAAAGAGATCCCACTTGTTGTTGTGCGAACCGATGAGGAAATTGAGAAAAGCATTCACCAGGAGGACAGAAATAGCAATTGAAAAAATATTTAAAAGAAATCAAAGAAGAAGCTGCACTTTGTCAAAAGTACATAGATGAGTGCAATATATTCGCACCCAAAAGTGAGTATGAAAAGCTTGCCTTGAAGATTGCTTCTAGCTGCGAACAGACGTTATCGGCACTTGCTGATGAAATCGAGAAAAATGATTGGATTTCAGTCGAAGAAGCAATGCCAGAAGAACGCGACAGTATATTTGCAAAGTTCAAAGGAACCGACAAGTGGTGCAATTCGTTTTGGGAAAAAAATTCAAATACCGTTTTAGTAGTATTAGCCAATAATCACGATGAAGATAATTTTGTAGTTGGAACAGGTAAAACCATTAACGGTGAGTGGACGACAGTACCAATGCTACTTAAAGACAGAATGCATGTTGCTTACTGGATGCCGTTTCCAAAATTTGAACCGAAGGATGTTAAGGATGAATAAGAATGATTTATTAAAAAAATTTGGCAGATTAACGGAGGTATAAAAATGTCAATGGTATCAAGCTACACATTAAAGGATAAGAAATGCGTCTCAGTAAATATTTATAGTAATGACGCAGCTGTAATTCTTCGTGACTTCCTTATCAGGGTGGCTAGCAGCAGGTTGGAAAAAGGAAAATTCAACGAAGCAGAAGTGGCACTCCACGATGCAAACGAGCTTACAGCAGCCATGAAAGAAGCCTTTGAGGAAAAATCCAATGGATAAAGAAGGATGGTGCAGACCTAAAGTATGGCGCCAATATATATTTGGCGATCAATGTTGGATAAGCTGCTTATCACAACAAAAGTGGCAGTTTAAACGCAAGGAAGGAGGCGAAGTTACCATTTTTAGTGAAAAACGGCACATTTTGTTCCTGGTCACAGTAGAAGATTTTGAGCAATACTGGAAGGAGGTGTAAACGATGAATAAACGGCAGAGAAAGAAACGGTTCAAGAAGATTCACGGCATGAATCCAAGGGATTATTTCATGAAAAGCGAAAATGTTCCGAAAACAGTTATAGCTTTCGTTAATTCAAGTAAAATGATCAGACTGTTATGCAAAAAAGATGGCAAAACTTGGGAAATTTGTAGAGAGTGGTGGGGACAGTCAAATGAATAAAAGACAGAGAAAGAAGCAGTTTAAGAAACTTTATGGTATGAATCCAAAGCAATATCAACAAGCTATGCAACTGGTATCGCTTGAAGAACCATCGAAAAAAATTATGGATTCAGAAACAACTACATTTACAGATTTGGGGAGTTGCCTTGAAAGAATTAAAGATGGACTGCAAAAATCAGTTTCTGCTTTAGGAAAGTTGAGTTGCGAAGCATTCTGCTTTTGCTTAGAAGAACTTGGAAGGGAGTTGAAAAAGTGAAGGCAAAAATGAAGTTTGAACGAACTAAAAGCATGACCTACTATTATTGCCCGATTTGTATGCTGAACTCCACAAATAAAGCAGAAATAGAAAAACATTTCCGTGAAGGACATCAAGTAAAAGTAAAAAAATACATACATTGCAATATTTGTGGAGAAGGTTGGAATGTACAGGCATTTGGAGAAGAGGGCGCCAGAAAGCGAGCAGAGCAATGCTGCCAAAGCCATATTGATAATGGGAAAGCAGATCAGGAAGCCAGCATAAGCTATTTTTATTCACATGGTCGGTTTGGCTATGTAAAAAGTGTGAAAGGAGGAGAGAGTGTGGAAAATAATCATATCAAGAAAATAGAGGTTGTTGATGAATGAATACAAGAACATTGCAAAGGCAAAAGCCATAGAGCAGGAGAACAAGAAGCGACTGCTGAAAATCAATCCCCAGCTGAACGATGAAAGCGGAATCTACATTTTGACCAGAGAGGATGAGAATGGTTTCCGGTTCGCGTATATCGGGCAAGCCATGCACATACTTAGCAGGCTAGCTAACCATATGGTTGGCTACAAACAGCACATAGATCTTAGCCTGAGAAAACACAAACTGTACTCAGAAAGTAATCCTTATGGATGGAAGGTTGAACACATGAATGTTCCTCTTGATCAGCTTGACGAGCAGGAAAAGTATTACATTAGATTTTATGCAGAAAATGGCTATCAGCTTCGGAATGTTAGTCTGGGTGGACAAGGTGAAAACCGTTCAAGCGGATCTATAGGAGATAGAAAGCAGCCTAGAACCTATTTGGCGGGCGTACAGCAAGGTAAGAAATCGCTAGCTAAGGAATTATCATCTATTGCTGAGAAACACCTTACAATCGCTGTTAAGCCCGAAAAGCAGGGTAACAAGGTTTCAGAGCGCCAGAGAGATAAGTTTATGGAGCTTATCAGTGTTGAGAACTATGAGGAAGGAGATATGATCAATGGATAATTTTGATATTTTTAGGTCAAGAATGCAGAAACATTTTGAAGATGAAATGAAAGGCTGCAAGCAACTATACATCGTAAATGTGGACAAGGATGAAATGTGGAATTTATATTTGGACAGTTTTGGATCTGGTACAAACATTTTGTTCAGAAAGCGCCGAGAGTATGATTGCAGTTGCTGCAGACATTTTGTCAAGAGCATTGGAGCTGCTGTAACTATTAAGGATGGTACAATCCATACAATTTGGGAATTTGATGCCGGCAGCGAAGAGTTCCAGAAAGTGTGTGACGCTTTAGACGCTTTTATAAAGGGGAATGCGATTTCTGACATTTTTGTTAGTAAATTCAAAAGAGTTGGAACTGACCACGATTTTGAAGAAATCAATGGAAGATCTCACGAGTGGACACATATGTTTTTAGATTTGCCAGGCAAATGGGTAAACAGGAGTGGCAAATCTAACGAGAGTATTTGTGCCGAATATAGAGACACCAAGAACGTATTCAAACATTCGCTTGATGAAATTAGTATGGAGGCTGTTGACACAGTACTTGAGTTAATCAATTCGAACACGCTGTATAAGGGTGAAGAGTGGAAGATTCAGTTAATTGAGTTCAAGAAATATAAGAGGATATATGAAAAACTGCCTGATTCCCAGAAAGATCTTTTTGCATGGGAAAAGTCAGCAGAAGCAGGTCCAGTAATTGGCAGAATTAGAAATCATTCCATTGGAACCTTGCTTGTCAATATTAGTAAGGGGATGGATCTCGATCAAGCTGTTCGAAAGTATGAAGTAATTGTAGCTCCGGCAAATTACAAAAGAGTCAAAGCAATTTTTACGAAAAAGATGTTAGAAGATGCGAAGAAGACAATCACGGAATTGGGATACATGGATGCTCTTCAGCGTCGCTTTGCCAATCTTGATGATATTACAGTCAATAATATCCTGTTTTCAAATAAAGATGCTGCAAAAAGAATCGTCGGAGCAGATGACATCTTTGGTCAGATGGAGAAGGAGGTGGCGGTAAATCCAAAGAAATTCTCTAAAGTTGAAGAAATTTCAGCACAGGATTTCATTGACAAGGTGCTTCCTACAGCTAGAGAATTAGAAGCTTTTGTTGAAAATAAACACGCTTCTAATTTTGTCTCGTTGATTGCCCCAGTAAATAAGGATGCAAAGTCAATGTTTAAGTGGAACAATCCTTTAAGTTGGGCTTATAGCGGGAATATTACCGATTCCGATATTCGCAAGAATGTAAAGGATGCCGGAGGAAAGGTTGATGGAGTGCTTCGATTTTCCATCCAGTGGAATGACGGTCAAGACGACAATAGTGATTTAGATGCTCACTGTATCGAGCCAAATAGCAATGAAATCTATTATGGAGATAAAATTGGTCGAACTGGCGGAAATTTGGATATTGACATTAGAGAGCCAATGAGTCAAAGACCAGGAGTTCCATCTGTCGAGAATATTGTTTGGAGCAACTACAATCGAATGATTCCTGGAACATACAAATTTTATGTTAATCAGTATGCGGCGAGAGGATCAAAAGGATTTTCTGCTGAGATTGCTTTTGGTGGGGAGACTTATAGTTTTAGCTATCCACATCCGGTTGTAGGAAATGTCGATGTTGCCGAGATAACAATGAACAAAAATAATGAGTTCACAATCAAGCCAATTCTTCCTGCAACATCTGGAACTATCAGTAAAGAAATTTGGGGAGTAAGTACCAATCAGTTTGTGCCTGTATCAGTGATTAGCTATAGTCCAAATTATTTTGATGATCAGAACGGAATTGGTCACAGACATCTGTTTTTCTTTCTAAAGGGATGCAAGAACACAGAAGAACCAAATGGATACTACAACGAATTTCTCAAGCATGAGCTTGAACCGAACAAGAGAGTATTTGAAGCTCTGGGCGCGAAGTGCCATGTAGAGGACACGGATGACCAGCTGTCTGGAATTGGTTTCAGTATGACCAAGAGAGCAGAATTGGTCGTTAAAGTCAAGGGCGCGACAGAACGTATTATGAAAATTAAATTTTAAGGAGAAATTATTATGGAAAAGAATTTATTTGAGTTAGCGACAAGATGTAAGTACCGTTTCCCGTATCGTGGACAGATAACTATTGAGGATTTATGGGATCTTCGCTTGGCTGATTTAGATTCAGTCTTCAAGACCTTGAATGCAGAAATTAAGAAGGCATCGGAAGAAAGTCTGCTGGAACTAAAGACAAAAGAAGATGAAGAGCTTTCCGATAAGATTGCAATTGTTCGATACATTGTTTCTGCGAAGCTAGAAGAACAGAAAATCAGGGAAAATGAGAAGACTAATAAAGAGATGAAGCAGAAGCTGTTGGCTATTAAGGCTAGACGAGAAGAAGCTGCACTGGAGAATTTTTCTGATGAGGAATTGGATAAGATGATCAAAGAATTATAAAAAGCGCTGTGGGGGTTAGTTGCTGCGGCAGCTAACTTCCTTGAAATAAGTATCTAAGTAAGGAAGGAGAGAATACATGAAGATCTGGACAGAAAAAAAGCTTATTGAAGAAGGCTACGATATCCGAAACGCACAAATCAAAGGTGCGGAGCTGACAATGGAAAATCACGGTTGCATATCGTTTGATGTCGTTGTTGAAGGTGCAGGTTGGGGATGCGTTTTTGGCGGATATAGTCTCGGACACGGTTATCTGGGGGCGAAAGAATTTAGTGGCTATGGTCCGGGAATGGAATCCATTGCTAGAATAATGGATACAGTCGGAGTTACAAAGTTGAGTGATTTAGAGGGAAGATATATACGAACCGCAGTAACTGGAGATAAAAGATTAAAAATTATTGGAAATATAATCAATGATAAGTGGTTTGATATCAAATCATTCTTCGAGGATGCACAAGAAAATGATAATAAGGTATCAGAAGGGAGCAATAAATGAGTGTTAAGCATATTATCTTATGCATTGAGTTTGTATTTCTTGCAGTTCAACTCATAATGGCTAGAGCTGCATACAAATCTCCGTTAAAGTACGGAGAAACTGCCAAAATTGTGAATATTTTAGCGCTTATAGTTATACTGCTGTGCAACATAGCAATCATAGTTTTAAATATTATGGGGTGAGGTGGCACGAATGTTCAAAATAATGAGCCAAAATAAATACGATAGCCTAATCAGGGAGAACACAGAACTTAAAAATGCAAAGGTAAATCTTGAAGATAAACTGGATCAGCTTAAAGCAGAAAAAGCTGTAAATAGCAAGTATAAATGTGGCGAATATTGTCGCGTTTGTGAGAATGGATACGAGATACCGAGCTATACCATAGGTCGTGATTATGGATGCTTGTTGAATGCAGAATGCAAATCCTTTGTAAAACGTAAAGAATGAGAGGAGTTGAATATTATGCAGATAATTAAGATTGCTTTATGTGTGGTTATGCTTTTAGCCCAGCTTCTGCACTACATAGGACCCAAAAGGACTAGAGCATCATTTGGAGCATTGTGGATTATCTCACTGATACTTTTGTGGGTTTTGATTCTTTTATAACATTATGAGGTAAAAATGAAATTTATTGATTTTTTCGCAGGAATCGGAGGATTCCGTAGAGGAAGCAGATCATCAAAGTCGAAGAGGGCGATGACGTTGCTTGCTACAAGAGAGCGATTGATGAGCCGGAAAGCTGGGCGAGGAGCCGGGAAGACGAAAACGCGAGGTACAGAACAGCATGAGGCGAAGTGATTGTGCTTTTCCGTGCGAAAGATGTCTCTGCAACCATTGTGCAAACAACGTGGAAACGATAGACAACTGTACTGGAGAAGCAAAAGAACCTTGCTTCGTTTGCGACGAGTGCAGATGGTACGACGGAGACACAAAGCACAAGGATATGTGGAGGCAGGAGTGCGGAGAGTATATCGTGACGAATGAACACGCAGAACGCTTGCGAAGAAAATTGAAATTGATAACAGGAGGACACACATCATGAAAATTATTGCAGTTATGACACAGAAGGGCGGAGTCGAAAAGACGATGAAGATGTGCTTGTGTGGTTTGAGTATTTCCGATTCGGAGAATATCAGAGACTTTTCCAGATGGCAGGCATCAGACGCACATGGAGAGGCAAGTGGTCAGGGTTCGTGAATGGTTCGAGTGGTTGGATAGATTTAAGAATTATCGCATGGCAGCCATTACCGGAGCCATACAGAGAGGAGCAGGAAAACAATGGCGAAGAAAATGAATGACGAGGAGATGCTGGAAGCAATGGAACAGGCAGTGAGACACCACCAAACTTGAGAAAGGATTGGAGAATGAATGCAAAAGAATTAACCATTAGACAAGTAGGAGACTTTTGCAGTAATACACTTTGCAGTCATTGCCCTATTAAAGAACGGAATGAAAAAAGCGGATTGCATAATGGATGTATGGAAAGCTTGAGATTACCAGAAGTCTCAAACATGATGTTAAAAATGATTAAAGGGAAACGAGTTTATGAAAGATATCAGAGCAAAAGCTGAGGAATGGAACGCAGGTTCAACGAAGAAAGTTCCGTATGAGTTCGTAGAGTTCTGCGAGGGCAAGAGAAGTGTTAAAGCAAGTGGAAAGTACTGCGAGTGGGTAGTATACGATAACGGATCAGCACTTGTAAAAATTGAAACATCTTGTAGAGATGTGATTGGTTTTACATCGTTTGATGGGATGATCCAAAAATTTGTTTTCTGCCCATACTGTGGGAAGAAAATTAAGCTGATGAAGGGAAAAACAAATGACTGAACAAATTAAATTTGAAATGGACTCTGACGAAATACTTGGCATCTTACAAGAAAGCAGCGATGCAGAAAGCAAATTGGGAAAAGAATGTTGGAAAACTGGCTTGAAGGAAGATGCAATGAAGCATTTCAAGAATGAAGCTGCTTTTAGGATTGCGAGTAATGCAGTTAATGAGCTGGTATCAGTGAAGCCAATCAAGATTATAGAAAATAGAGTTTACAAATGCAAATCTTGCAGTTATCGCATTGCGTGCGTTCCAAACGCAACAAAATCTTGTGATCAGTGCGGACAGAGTTTTTACTGGGAGGAGCAAATATGAACGCGGAATTAAAAGTAGTGCAGGGAGCTTCGCCCTTGCTATGTTAAGCAGGGAGTGAGAAAAAAAGTCAGCAATGTTCCATCAGTGGGAAAACGTAAGTTACCCAGTAAGAGAGGAGGAAGAGGATGAAAGTATATAAAAACCCTTTTGTGAGCTATCCGTGCTATTTTGTAAAAACGGGAGCTGGATGGTCTGCAAGAGGGGAAGCATCGAAGAGCAAAGGATATGATGTGGAACTGCATAATGGGGAATGGACATGCAGAGACGGTTGTTATTATGATGATACAATCAAGCATGAGTTAGTTCTGGTAGGTGAAAATAGAAAGCCCATTCACAGCATCATAAAAGAAGCAGTAATTTGTGCAGTATTAGAGCTTGTAAAGGAGGTCAAATAATATGTATTACATGGATGACGAAGACTATTTCGAGCCGAGCGAGTTTGATGAGAAGATCGAAGAACTTAAAACCGAGCTTCGGGAATCTGTAAAAAAGGAAGTTAAGGACGAACTTGAAAAACTGCGTGAGGAAAACAAAAAATTGCAGGGCATCAAGGAGAATTTTGAATCCATAAAGAAGGATTATGGGAGAAAGAAAGCAGAATGTGAAAGTGCAATGCGAAACGCTGAAACCAAAGCCAGACAAGCTAGGCTGAAAGAGTTAATGGAACAGTTTAAGGTTGTTCTGTGGTCAGTAAAATGGAACTTCCAGTATAAGGAGAAATGCGATAGGTGCGATAACGACAGAGAAGTCAAGATAAAACTTCCATCTGGCAGAATGACATATGATGATTGCAAATGTGGAGCAAGAAAAAAAGTGTATTATCCGGATATGGAAATTCTGTATGAACTGAGTGATAAATACCAAGGGATTAAAGCATGGTATAGAGCAACAAATGATAAAGAAGAAAGCGATCTTGCAATGTGTTCTTGCGCAACATATGCAATGGAAATAGTAGACCATAACAAGGACTTTAACGAAATAGATGCAGAGGATAAGACATTCTTCACAACTAAAGAAGAATGTCAGGAGTTCTGCGACTACATGAATGAAAAAGAAGAAAATTCTGGATACGATTACAACTTGGCAGGAAAACTAATTAAGGCTAGAGAGGTGTAAAAATATGGTTAAAACAATTTTTGATAATCCGTCAGGCATCTTAGCATTGATACACAATTGTGTATTTATAAAAGATGGCGAAGTATGGTACAGGGATTTTGAACGCGAAATTCCACTTATGGAGCTTGCACGGAATCTGAACAAAGCATACGGCGATTCTGAGGCATCAGCGATGAATGATGAAGCATTTAGTGACAAAATGTATGACGATTCGCAATTTAAGCTAGAGGAAGATATTGATAGTTTTATTGCCACTTTTTACATGGCACTTATTGGAATGGCGGAAAATCGAGAGCGCTTGAAAATATATGAAACAACAGGATTGCCAACAACGGGGCATCCAGAAGTACTACAGGAATGTATTGATACTTACGGAGCAGATAAACAAATTGACCAGACGATCGGAGAGCTGAGCGAGCTTGTAAAAGCACTGCTTAAACATCGCCAGTTGGAGGGTGAAAATGTAAATTCAACGTCTGCCGCAGACCTGACAAAAGCAAGAACAGATATTCTTGAGAGAACCGCTGATGTTATTATCATGTTGACTCAAATCATTATGATTTTTGGTGATAGAGATTTTGTTGAAAGAATAATAGAATCAAAGGTTTACCGCCAGAGAAGGGCACTTGCGGAAGGAGACAGATGGTCAGAATTATTGAAGTAGAAAACGTAATAACTTGCCCTGAATGTGATAGAAATTTGAGCTATGAGGAAAATGATGTGTTTTTTAGTAAACTAGATTATCTCTCAGACAAACACAATACTTATTACAACAGATGTATAATATGCCCTTGGTGTAAAAGTGAAGTTGTTGTTACGGATGGCGCAGTATTTGTTGAGTCAACAGATAAGGAAGGTGGTAAAAATGACAAGAAAAGAGTTGATAACTCAAATCAAAAGTAAGGGCTATGAGCCTAGAGTAAAAAACGTTGTGAGCTTGCTAACGTCTAATGGTGAGGGTGATGCAGTTACGCTAATCATCTCTTTATATGATGATTTAAATGAGCTAATGGACGTAAAAAACAAGAACGTATCTTCAAAAAAATACTTTGATGACGAATGCCTGAATGAGGCATTTAACGATTTTGTTTCCATGAGAGCAAAGATTAAAAAGCCCCTAACCGCAAATGCTTTGAAAAGAGCAATAGTCAAGTTGGAGAATCTATCTGGCGGAGACATTGAGCTTATGATCAAGATTTTAAATCAATCTGTTGATAACTGCTGGGCAGGACTTTTCCCACTGCATGATGCTGGCTATAGCTTTAAGGGCAAGCAAAATTCACAGCGTTCACAACTTGATGCAATTTTGGGAAGTATTACGGATGACTAAAAACGAGGCTAAAAAGTTAATGGCGGTAATGACTGTATCATATCCAAACTACAAAATTGCAGATATAGAGCTTACTGCCACTACATGGGCAAATATGCTATCTGGCTATACTTACGAGCAGGTTAGTGCAGCACTCAAAGCATACATACTTTCAGAAAACACAGGCTTTCCGCCGTCAATCGGTCAAATTAACGAAAAGTTAGTCGCTTTAAGCCAAGCAGACACGCCTACGCCGTTGGAAGCGTGGTCTTTAGTTCGGATAGCTGTCAGAAACAGCACATATCATGCTGATGACGAGTTTGCCAAACTTCCACCAATTATCCAGTCAACAGTTGGAAACGCAAGAAATCTGGAAGAATGGGCGAAGGGACAAGCAACTCAGTTCGAGACAGTTATTCACAGCAATTTTTTAAGATCATACTCCGCAGAGATTGCGAAGCAAAAAGAACGTCAGAAGTTGCTGGGAAAAGCTTCAATCGCATCCGAGCAACCAGAGTATTTGCCAGAACTAAATATATAAGACTATTTTTAATTATAATAAGCTTTAATACATTAAAACAGAAGGAGACTTTATGACACGAGCACAAAGGAGACGGGCTGAAAGAGAAGCAAAAAAAGGAAACAAAGTCGTAGAGCAGCGAATTACAGGCGCGGAAGAAAGCATAAGAATTGCTTTGTTAAAAGAAAATATTGCACGAGACGTTGATCGCAAGCTTTATGACAAATATTACCAAAAGGCAAATAAAGACGCTGTGGACAACATATACAGCATCATATTAACATCATTTGGACTTGCCCTGGCAGATACTTGTCCTAATTGGAAAGCTGAGGCAATCGCCAAACGAATACAGAAAACAATGGACTATGTTGACAAATTCTCAAAGGAATACGACGGAGACATTGAACGTTTTATGAAAGAACTCGAAGATAGAACCGGATTCTCATTTGAGATAGATTCTGTAAGTGGAAAGGATGAATAATATGGATTTTTTAATTGGTTTAATAGCAGGACTATTATTCGGCGGAATTACTGGTGTGCTTGCAGTTGCTTTGTGTGCTGCATCAAGCGCAAATGAAACCGATGACGAAGGAAAGAGGGGAAACGATGAGAATTAAGCATTTAAAGTTAGATAATTTTTGCAGTTTTTACAACGGAAAAGTTGTAGACACAGATTTATACAATAAGACAGAGGTATCTGGATGTAATGAATCTGGGAAAAGCACAGTTAAAAGAGCTATCTTTTGGGTATTGAATTGTAGGGGAGAGAATGGCGAAGAAATCACTGGAATCAGACCACACGATAAATCAGGTAATGAGATCAATGATGTTGAAGTTACGGCTGAAATGACCGTAGAACTTAATGGTTCCAGTAAGACATTTAAAAAGGTTTCTCGTCAGAACTACAACAAAAAGGGTGACTTCACAGGCAATGTTATTGACTATTATATCAATGATATTCCGAAAAAGAAGTGTGACTATGAAGATTTTATTGCAGAAAAATTGGTTCCTGTGAGCGAACTCTCGAACTTGATCAACGCCAAAACGCTCTTGTCAAAGAGTGCCGCCGACTGCAGATCAATCCTGGAATCCACCTTTGGAACGTGTTCCAATGCAGAGGTTTGTGAACGTTTTCCGGAGTTCTCCCCTCTTCTCCCATTGTTGGATGATGGCAGTGTTGACGAATTAAAATCAAAATTCAACACTATGCTGAATGGCAGACGTGGAAGAAATGGAACTAAAGGACTACTTGATATTCGCAAAGAGTTTCCGAGCCGTATTGATGAGGTGGAAAAACAGAAAATCACTATTGATGAAGCCTTGATAAACAGTCAGATTACAGATATTGAAAGCAGACTGAAAGATAACCAGAGTAAACAAGCCGATGTGCAAAAGGCATTTGATGAGCAACGTACAATTCAGGCGCGAATTTGTGAGTTAAAACAGGAACAATTACAGGCTGCTGATGACGCTAATGCTGAAAACAGGAAAAGAATTGCCGATTTAGATGCTCAGATTATGGCAGCAAAGGAAGAACTTTTCCTATCCAATAACAATTTAAACGCCAAGGAGCATGAATTGCACCAGATTGACTCCGAGATTCGGGATCTTGAAACTAAGCGTTTGAAGCTTTCAAGTGACTGGAAAAGCAATAAAGATATGCAATTTGATGAAAATTTGCTGATTTGCCCGTATTGCAAGCGTGAATACCCATCTGATCAGCAGGATGAAATGCGAAAGCATTTTGAAGAATCAAAGGAAGAAAAGTTGCAGGAAATCACAGACGATGGAATGAAATGTAAAGAAGCTATTGATGCTTTACGCGAAAAGTTCAATGCTGCAGATGCAGAGCTTTCTACCCTTCGTGAAGAATCCAATAAAAAGTCAAGAGTTGTCGATGATTTAGTTGCTCAGAAAAAAGTTATATCCACTGCACCTCCAGCAGAGCCAGACGAGACAGCAAAAACCAGATCTGCAGAAATCGTAAAGCTTGAAAGCCAGTTAGAAGCAAATACTGCAAATGCAACGTTTGCGCAGCTCAAGGCAGAAGAAAATAATCTTCAACATCGGTTATCTGGCTTAAAAGCAGAGCTTGCAAAAACCGAAATCAATGTCAAGATTGACGCAAGGGTTGCAGAGCTTAACATCGAGCGCCGAAAGAACGAGCAGCTAATTGCAGATACGCAGGCACAGCTTGACTTGCTTAAACGCTTCAATATCCGCAAGCATGAGCTTTTAGAAAGCAAGGTAAACGAGTATTTAGAGTACTGCCAGGTAAAATTTTTCAGGCAGCTTGTGAATGGTGACCTAGAAGAAACGTGTGATTTCTGCGTAAACGGTGAACCATACGCTAGAAACCTTAATCACGGTGCAAAAATCTTAATCGAAATGGATGTCTGCAAAGCGTTTCAAAAAAAGTATGCTACTCCCCTTCCTATCATCGTAGATGACTCTGAATCTGTTGATAATTGGAAGATACCAGATATGGATAGGCAGCTTATTATTCTCAAAAGAACTGATTCTAAGGAATTAACAATTAAGGAGTCATGATGTGATCCGTGAAATTACACAAACTTACCCAGTCTAAGCTTGATGATTACAAACTTAGAAGTAATTTCACGGATGATGAAGAGATAACATTTGATATGTTATCTAAAGGCAAATCTATCAGCGAAATAGCAACCCGGTTATCTGTGTCGACTAGGACGGTTGATCGCAGGATTGCCGATATAAAATCAAAAATCAACCAACTATAAATAGTCCCCTGGTATTTATGATGCTAGGGGATTTTTACAACATTTTTCAACATTATTTTAATGTAAAGAAATGTCACACGTATAACCTTAAAGATATTTTTTATAACTTTTTAGTTCTAACTATTGACTTTTTAGTTCTAACAATGTATCCTATAACTGAGAAAGGAAAAAACATTATTTTACTGTAAAGAAATGTCAAATTAGGTTAAGAATTGTAAAATAATGTAATCACAAAGGAGGTTTCACAATGAAAGTAATATGCATTGCAAATCAAAAAGGCGGCATTGCAAAAACCACAACAGCCACTACACTTGCGTCAATTTTAATGTCGCAAGGCGAGAAGGTCTTACTGGTTGACGCCGATCCGCAGGGTAACAGCACTGATACTTATAGAGCAGTGTCCAAAGATACGGCAACTCTCTACGATGTCATTTTAGACATTGAAGATCCACTTCCAATTGCGGAAGCTATTCAAAAAACAGAAATCGGTGACATAGTCGCATCCGATCCAGAGCTGAAAACAGCAGATCAAAGATTCCCAAGTGATGGGAATGAGTATTTTAGACTAAAAGACGCTCTTTCCGAATTAACTGGCTATGACTACGTTATTATTGATACAGCTCCGGCTGACAACAAATTACTTAAAAACTGTTTAATTGCTTCTGACAAGGTCATCATTCCTGTCACTGCAGACCGTTATGCCATTCAAGGTCTGTCAGAACTGAATAGAACTATCACGGGCGTAAAGAAAAGAAATAATCCTAACCTAGAGGTTGCAGGACTCTTGTTGGTGAAATATAAGAGCCGTCAGCTCCTCGCCCAGGAAGTTAAAGCTTCTTTGGAAGAGATTGCCAAGCAACTCAATACGAAGGTCTTTTGCACAACTATTCGTGAAAGTATTGCTGTACAAAAGGCACAGGCAACTAGAACAACACTCATGAAATTTGACTCAAATTGTAACGCTGCCATTGACTATGTGCAGTTCACAGAAGAACTAATTAAGGAGTAATTTGAGATGAGAAAGAAAGATAACACCACTACTACTTCTTTTGATGTGACAGCCGGCATTGATTTTACAGATGCTAGTGAAACTGAGATTCCAGATATCCAACCGGTAGAGAAAAAGTCTGTATTTGTCTCCGCTCCGGTTGATCCGAACAGAGTGTATACGCCTGGATATAATCCAACTCCGAAGATTGGTCCGAATGGTGGGTATGTAGGACGCAGAGAAGTCCCTGCAGCTGAGCGTAAGATCCAATTCAGTGTTTCGTGCACTGAATCACAAAAGGCAGCTTTTTCAGAAGCTGCTCGTAAGTCTGGCCGTACTTTAGCAGGATTTGCTTGCTTTGCCATCGAGGAATACATGCGGACACATAATCTATAATTTTCTACCTTATTTGACATTAAAAAAAGGTTTAATAATGTAAAGAGCTGTTAAAAATTGTTAAAAGGAGGATTTTATTATGGTAAGTAATGAGATTTATGAAAGAATAGTTGGCGTTAAGAATGCCATCGCAGATGGGAAATTCGACGATGTAATATACGAACGAAATTGTACAATTGCAGAATCATTACGACGCTTGCTATCTGCTAATAATATGAAAGCAATTGATATTGTATCAGCATTAACTGTGTTTGCGAGTGGTGAGTTTACAATGGCATTTAATTACATTGACAAATTTGATTTACCAACAACTGAATTATGCTGTAACATGTATAAACAAGTTAAAAAAGATTATTACAATGGATATGTAGATTTATTTATATGGCATACAGAAAGCAGCAACATATGCGGCAGATATCACGCGATACGAATATATAAGTCTGGACATATTACAGAATATAAGGTCAAATTAGAAAAGACATGGAGCAATGATTTTGAAATGTACTTAACACATTATGAGATTTATAATAAATCAAAAAATAGATCCTATTTACGTAATCAAAAAATAAAATTTTGGTAATTTTATCACAAGATAACTCTTTACTAAAATTAAAGAAAGGAGGCATTTTATGGAACAAGTAAACTTAATACCGTTTTACGCTTGCGCTATCGCGTTTGCACGCCATATACGATTAGATTTAGAAAACGAATACAGTAAGAATGCTGTGACTTATTATAACGCTGCAAAGTAGAGCGAATATTACAATACTTTATTTTCGGAAGAGCTGTCTTTGCAAACAGAAGAAGCTTATAAAAAAGCACTCGGAATCGTCGAATATAGCTACACAGAAGATGAACAAGCACAGACTTCTTTGGATATTCTTTTCAAAAAGGGATACAGAAAGCTATACAACATTTTTAAAAGGCTTCCAAAAGACGAACCGCTTCATTTTGATAGTGTAATCGGAGAAGTCATTTATGCAAAGCTTGCAAAGTCAGATCATGTTTCGGACGATAATTTTAATGGCCATTTATTTGCAGGCTATTACTTTTTAAATATGTGGCCGCAAGAGTTAGTGCAAGAACGTAAAAAATGTGATGAATTACTTTGCCTTATTGCAAACTACGGATACAATCCAGAACGCAGAATACAAAAAGGCTTAAAGAAATATGACTGTGCTTTTCAGGAAAGAGCAAAATCATACATTAGTCAACTTCCAAAAGATTTATTTAAGCAGATCCAGTTAGCGCCAAAAGATGAGGAATTTGGATACACTACCGTGTTTGACATTGAGTCACTTTCAAGCGTTTCTATTTTTTCTGAATTACAGTTCACACATGAAGATCTGGAAGCACTAGCAATTGCTTATACGCACGGAAAAAGAGGAGGAATACGTGAGGATTTCCTGACTTATGCAAAATATACGAGCTATATATTAGCTATGTGTAAGGCATATAAGCAGTCTAAAGAATACTACTTCCAACACAATCGTGAAGACGTGTATATTGAAGTAGAGAGTGTTAAAAATGAATTGCTTCAAGCAAAATCTGCATTATCTGAATCTCAGGAACGTAGGATTTCTGAACAAGAAGCTTATACCGAGCAGATTCAGTGCTTATCTGATCAGATAAAACTGCTCAAGCAGAAGAATGATGCACTAAAATCCGAACTGCAAAAGGTAGAGGGTGAACGTAGGGAGCTTTATGCTTTGCGAGAGCATATATTTTCGCTGGAAAACGATTCAGAAACCAAAATTGCAAATGAACTGCCTAAAGAGCAAATTCAGCAGCTTAAAAACGTTCGTGTAACAATTGTAGGAGGGCATCCAAGCTTGATAAAGAAGCTCAAAACTTATCTTCCAGATTGGCAATATATCAGTGCAGGAAATGTCAGCACTGTGCGCAACGCTGCATTAAAAAAATCTGACTTTGTGTTCTTCGTAACTGCTCACCTGAGCCACAAACTGTATTATGCCATGATTTCACAGGCTCAAGATTGGAATGCAAAAATCGGATATTTGAGCCGTATAAATATAGATTACGCATTGCAAGAAATATATATATTAGTAAATAACAGTATTTAACCTTATTTGACATTATTTTAATGTAAAGAACTGTAGAAAGAAGGATATATATGAAGAAAGAATTTAATTTGCTTGATGAAAACTGGGTGCGTGTATTGCTTCCAAATTATACTATTAAAGAAGTTTCACTTAAAGAAGTTTTCGCCCGCAGTCATGAATACATGGATTTGGCAGGTGAAACAGATACTCAAAATGTCGCAATGATACGGCTACTTCTTGCAATTGCTCATTCTGGATTCGCAAGATTCGACTCAAACGGTGATGAAATTCCACTTTCAAACAGGGATGAAGCAATCAGCCGTTGGAAAAGTTATTGGAGTCTCGGTCATTTTCCAGAAACGTTTTTAAAATATTTAGAAGAATACAGAGAACGTTTCTGGCTTTTTCATCCTGATGCTCCATTCTATCAGGCAAACGAAGCTAAAAAAGGAACTGCTTTTGGTGCTGCAAAGTTAAACGGAGAAATTTCTGAAAGCAACAACAAGGTACGAATTTTTGCGACAAGAAGTGGAGAAGCAAAAATGCAACTAACATATGCAGAAGCGGCTAGATGGCTTCTTTTTATCAACGGGTATGACGATGTTTCTGTAAAGCCAAGTAGGGCAGGTTTGCCGTCAATCAGTATTGGATGGTTGGGGCAAAATACTATTGTTTACGCAATCGGGCGAAATCTTTTTGAAACACTTATGATGAACCTAGTTCCTTTACAGAATGGTAATGGGGAATTGTGGCCTAAGCCTTGCCCGATATGGGAATGCTCGCCACGATCCGATGAGCGCAAAAAGATTGATCCACCTTCTAACCCAGTGGAATTATTCACGCACCAATCGCGCAGGATATTTCTCAAGCGTGAAAATGGGGTCATAACCGGATTTAATGCATTGGGTGGGGAGTTTTTTGATAAAGAACGTGTTGTAGCTGAAACCATGGCACTTTACATTTTAAATAGTAACAGCGCTAAACCACTTCGCTTATTTAACGATGTTCCATTGTGGCAACTACTCGACAAGATACTTTACAGCAATCAAGACACTGTTACATGGTTGCGCTTAATCGGAATTAGCAACGCAGGCTTTCAAACTTGTGGAATGATGTATGACTCTAAGGCAATGAAGTTTGTTGATGAATGTTCAAAAAGATTTACAGCAAATCTCGATCCTAACTTTGCAGATTACATATCTGTTGGCATTGAGCTGTGCCGTTATATCACAAATGAAATTGGCGTATTGTCATACAACATTCAGTTGGCTAGTGGCAAGCAAAATCCAACTGAACTTAAAAAATATGAGTTTTCTAGTGACCTGGATTTGATTTGGGCCAGATTTCTTTCGTCAAATGCCGCCGAATTTAAAATTTTCCAAAAACTAGTTAAGCGGTCTGCATTGAGCTTTTCCAAATCTTTAATTGATAATGCATCCCCGACATCATTTAGAGGTCGAATAGTTACGGTGAATGGCAAGGAAAAGTATTATTGCACAGCAAAGGCTTATAATTCTTTTTTATATTATTTCAACCGATTGATTCCAGAAGAATCTAATGACCTTGAGGCTGTAAAAGAACATTTGATTTCTTACAAGGCAGATCTTAAACCGAAGGAGGAATGTGAGTAAATGGAAAGCAAAAACACATTTTCAAACATTGTAAAAACGATAATGTTTAAAAAAGAGATGGACGGAGTTCAGCTTGCAAAACTATTAGGATGCTCTCAGTCCAATGTGTCCAAAAAGCTTAGATTAAATAATTTTAGAGAAAGTGATATACGTCAGATATCTGAAGCATTAGGATATGACGTTTCTATCAAACTCACATCAAAGGACACCGGAGAGGAATTGCAGATGTTGTAATAGTGTATTTTACATTTATTTACAGTATTTAACTTTATTTAACAATATTTGACATTTATTTACAGTAAAATATTCTTTGAAAGAGTTGTCAGTTTATATGGCAGCTCTTTTTGTCGTTAATATGTCGTATCCCTGTCGTTTTTACATCTTATTTTTATGGCACAATACAATCAGAATAAGAGGAAGGAAGGTGTGAATGATGTTTCCTGAATCATTTTTGACTAAAATATTTGAAAGACCAGATGTATGTATGATTCCAATGCAGTATCAATCAGCAATGATTCAAGCTATTGGAGAGGTCCTTGACGAGGAAGGAGTGATAATCGACGATGCCGATACCAAATCAGATGTATCAACCGTACAGCCAACAGACAATGTATGGCCAATATAATAGTTATTACCCGTATCAATATCAGCAGCCACGTTATGATCTGCAGCAAAACCAGCCGCTTTTTAATCAACAGCAAAGCATTCAGCCACAGCAGCAGGCTGGATTGAACGGAAAGGTCGTACAAGCTGTCGAACAAATTACTGCGAACGATGTACCTATGGACGGTTCAGTTGCCGTATTCCCAAAGCAAGACATGTCGGAGATCTATGCAAAATCATGGAATGCAGATGGGACCATTAGAACGATTGTGTATAAGCCATACACAGCTTCGCAACCAGATATGGCGAATAGTTCAGCTGACATGTCCAAAATGAAAATGGGGCTATCTGACGAGGCTACAGAGGCATTTATGGCAAGATTTGATAGCCTCGAAAAGAAGTTTGATGAACTGATGCCTAAAATAGTGCCTAAAAGGTCCGGAGGCTTAAAGAAGGAGGCAAATGAGAATGAATAATCCATTTCAGCTATTTCAAGCCATGAGGAATCCACAGCAGTTTTTGCAGCAGATGGCTGGAAACAGCCAAGCCATGAGCAATCCTATTTTAAAAAATGCTATGGATATGGCAAATAAAGGTGATACAAAGGGTGTAGAACAATTAGCTCGCAACCTTTGCAAAGAGAAAGGGATAAATGTTGATGATGCAGTTCGCCAGATAAAAAATCAATTTGGAATGCAATAAAAACATGATACTAATTCTTGCGCAAGATTATGTATATAAAAAATATTACGGAGGTAAATAGTATGTTTAACTCAGGAAACTGTAGTGTACCATTAGTGGCTAGCATTGATGGTAACGGTAACAACAGCGGTGGCTGGGGCAACGACGGTTGGGGATGGATCTGGATCATTTTGATTTTTGCCATTTTCGGCTGGGGTAATGGCTTCGGCGGTTGGGGCAATAACGGTGGTGGCATGGGTTCTACCGCGGCAGCCTACACAGATAGCGCAATTCAGCGTGGTTTTGATCACCAAGCGATCGTTGGAAAGTTAGACGGAATCAACAATGGTATTTGTGATGGATTCTACGCAGTTAACAATAGCATGTTAACCGGATTTAATGGAATCAACACAAACATCATGCAGACTGGATATGGCATTCAGCAGGCTATCAACGCTGATACCGTAGCTAATATGCAAAATACAAATGCTCTGCAGGCACAGTTAGCTAACTGCTGCTGCGAGACACGCGAAGCTATTCAGGGTGTAAATTACAATATGGCAACCAACACTTGCGCGTTGCAGAACACTATGAACAACAACACCAGAGATATTATTGACAACCAAAATGCAGGTGTGAGAAGCATCCTTGACTACCTTTGCCAGGACAAGATTGCTACATTGCAGGCTGAGAACAATGATCTTCGCAGAGCTGCTTCACAGGATCGCCAGAGTGCACTGCTCACCACAGCAATGGCTGCGCAGACCAATCAGATTATTGACGCTGTAAGACCTACTCCAGTACCGTCTTTCCCGGCATCTAATCTCTATGGCTATGCTTACGGATGCGGATGCAATAGTGGTTGCAACTGCTGACAAAATTAAATATCGGTATCTTAACCAAAACGGTTATGTCTGCTAACTAATGCAGTATTACTATCAGCAAAGGGGCAGACTCAAAATAGAGCCTGTCCCTTATTTTAAGGAGGTATCAAATGGCAGAATATGTTGCAGTCGCAACACAGGAAGTTGCGGCAAATGAAAATGTAACTTTTACAAACACATCTGTTAAGGGTTCAAACTGCATACAGCACCGTGAAGGCAGTGGGATCATTACTCTTAGAGGTCTTACGAATCAGTGCCAGGCACGGTTTTTTGTAAACTTCTCCGCAAATATAGCTCTTCCAGCCGGTGGAACTGCGGCTCCTATATCATTAGCCGTTGCTATCAGCGGTGAGCCAGTGCCTGCTTCCAAAATGATTTCAACACCAGCTGCAGTATCTCAATTTAACAATGTATCCTCAGGCATTTTTATCAGTGTTCCACGTGGCTGCTGCGTAAATATTGCAGTTGAGAATACAAGTGGCGTTGCTATTGAAGTCGCTAACGCAAACCTTGTAGTGAATAGAGTTGCTTGATTGGAGGTAGACTATGCATAAGTGGGCTAAAGAGATTTTAGAATGTGTCAAAGAAAAAGCCAAAGCTATCGGAATTGATAATTTCGAAGGTCAGAATCTTGATGATTTAAAAGACTGGACTGAAATCGTTAAGAACATTGCTTGCTTTGACAAAGACTATCGCATCGTTGAGGCAATGGATAGATTGGAAAACGATGACGAAATCATGGAAATGGTTGAGCAATACGGTGATTACCCGTCACGCCGCTATTACGACCGCTACAGATATGCTAACGGCAGATTCGCCCCAAAGGGTAGAGGTACAAGAACCATAGGTAGACGTGGTTATGACGAGCCACCTTATTGGCACATGACACCAGAAATGTATTATGAATGGGCTGATATGCCAGAAGAAGAGCGTATGCGTGATCTTGATAGACTCCGCTTTGGGCGCATGTACTACTCTGACCCACGTAGAGGCTCCCAAATGCCGTCAGATGGTAGAAACGTAGAAGATATGGGAATGAAGTCAGAAAGCCGATATGACCGTGCTAGAAGGTCATACAGTGAGACTAAGGACATGCACAAAGCTAACACTAAAGAAGATAATGACGCAAACATGCGAGGGCTTGAGTCCTTGCTGGCCGTCATTGACGAAGATCTTAAAGAGATCATGCCAGGGCTTTCAGCTTCCGAAAAAACAATGATGAAAACCAAGATGACAAACTGGGTACAGCGTATATAATCAATGGTACAGCCGGGGGCAGATGCTCCCGGTTTTATTTCAATTGCGCACTTGTTATAAATGTGCTATAATGGGGGTATCAAATGTTTTTTACAGTAAATAACAACACTTGGCAAGTTTGCTTTGTAAATCCTGGTGATCCACAGTTGCAGCGCAGTGATGGAACATATACTCTCGGTGTAACCGACAACAATTTAAAGACTGTCTTTATGTGCAATGATCTGCCAAGCCAGATGATCGATAAAGTGCTATGCCATGAGCTGACACACGTTCATGCAATGGAATATGGATACTCTATCCCGATTGAAACAGAGGAAATTGTCGCAGACTTTATAAGTCTTTTTGGCAGGAGTATAGTAAATGTTGCAGACGAACTTATATATCAGCTTTTAGGAAACAATACAACTAGGTACTGTGCATAAAATAAAGATCACAGTACACGCACAACTTTAGGCAATGTGCCAGAAAGGAAGGCAGATGTACACAAAGATTCACACGCAAAAAGACGTTCTCCGTGAGCGATATCTTTATCAATCCGAACTTACTCCACTGGGATTTCCAAAACTGCTCCCAGTACACGCTTCTCTGAGTGGGCTTAATGCAGTATCATTTTGTGAGGCGGTGAAAGAAAAAAATCCGAAGAAGGCGCTTTGCCACTTTTTTATTGATGATGCACGGTTCGAACCATTATGGAATCAACCGCAAAAGTATCTTCCGATGCTTGAAAATTTCAAATATGTCTGTGCTCCTGACTTCTCATTCTATGATTCTATGCCAAAGGTCATGCAGCTGCATCAAGTGTACAGAAGCCGCGCCCTTGCATGGTGGCTATTTATGAACGGCTGTAACGTCATTCCAACTGTAGGTTGGGGAAACACAGAGACGTTTGAGTTTTGTTTTGAAGGGCTACCAGAAGAGAGCACGCTGGCAGTCAGCACAAACGGCTGCTTTACCGATCAAGGCAAGGAGTGTTATCGACAGGGCTTCAAAGAAATGTGCTCCCGACTCCATCCCACAGAAATTTTAGTCGTTGGACGTCCAATTGATGTGGATGCAGATGTAAAGATCACGTATCAAGAATCATTTGGACAGCAGCTTACAAGAAAGTTGAGGGGATGATATGGGCAGTAGAAGTGGAAAAAAACACGAAATCAGCATAATAACCTATGTTGGCAGTTTGAAGCGCATCAGAACAGAGGAAACTGTCGGAAACATCACGGTCATAAGAACCGAATATAAACAGCAGAGACAGAAGCAGCGTCGTAAGAAAAGCCGATAGATTTTGACATTATTTTACTGTAAAATAATGTATAGTAATGTAAAGTAATGTAAAATACTGTCAAGAACTGTAAAATAGTAGGGATAGATTTGATTCTATCCCTACTTTTTAGCTATACTTTAATATTATATCTTTTATTTTTGCATATACCATTTAAATGGATACGCAATTTCGCTTTCTTGTGCCTCTTCTGCGTTTTTGTGGAGCTGTATCAAGTTATCCACTGTGTCGTCGATCACAAAACCATCTGCTATTTTCCCAAATTTATATCCGCGACAAATTTTTATTCTATAATTTTTATCTATCCTTGCTAATGTTTCCCATGCTTTTAACTCTTCGGCAGGCATTTGTGCTAAGTATTCTTCCTCACAATGACACGTAAATTCTATTATTGTCATCATCAAGTTTATTGTACGTTCTATATCTCTTTCTTTTTCCGTTTTTTCATCTCCATCATCGTCAACAAGTTTTTCATATAATTCTTCTGCAAAATCCGGAATATACCCTTTATCTTCTAAATAGTTTTTATCAACAGAATCAAAAAATTCTTTACCTGGAATAGGCTCTTCGTTTTCTGGATAGACTTTATCAACAAAATCAAAAAACTCTTCAACTACAATTTTAACTGCCTTTTTCAGAGCTTCGTTTTCCAAAGAAATATAATTGCTGTACAAATCGCATGTTCTATCCAGCAACCATCCCCATTCTTCGTGCCCTCTCGGCCAATCATTTTTGGCAAGTGGCTTGCACTGCGTTACTGCTTCAATTACTCGTTTCATTTTTTCTTCATTCATTCTTGTTTTCCTGTTCCTTTCTTTTTATTAAAAATTCGTGACTTTAGCCAGAAGTTTTTGACTACGCTCTAATATCATGTACAACTGGTGAAAGATCCTGGACTCTGCTTCCTATTGCTATAGGTGGCAACCATCTGATCACAAGTTTTCTGTTTCCTGCCTTTTCACTCCCTATCCAGAAATGATGCCAGTGTGCGCGGCGTACATGCGGAGTCTTTTTGCTTCCTGCGGCAGAGGGTAGTGTATCAATGTTTTGTTCATTTGCTTCTGTCTTGTTCTTGTATACATTGATTTCCCTAACGTTCCTTATTTCAGCTCCCACACGGTATCCTGCATCCAATACCTTGGGAATCTCCTTTGCACCAGAACGAACATATTTCTTTCTTGCTTTCTTGTTTTCTTCATTCTCGACAATATCTACATTCTGTGACAGTATAAACAGAATCATTTGTATTGTGCTTTGAAATATTTCGCGATCTTTTCTATATGTTTCTTCAAATTTCTCCGAAAACTCCGGCAGCCCCATTCTTTTATAGTTATCAATTCCACTGGAAATTGTATGGTCTATGCATTTTTGTAATTTATCAGACGATAAGGTTAAAAAATAGCTCCTTGATTCAATTCTGTTTTCATCGTCATTAAAGAAAAGTCTTTCAATCCTTAATTCATATAATTTAAATTCAAAATCATAATTCAAATATGTAAACCTTGATTCATCACCAACTTGAAGGCATAAACATTTATATGGCAAATGAAGTAACATGTTTACCGGAACTTTTTCTATTCCTTCTGTTTCTCTTAATTCACTATAAAAATCTTCGTCAAAGCGATAAATTACTTTTGATAAATCCCATGTTGCCACTGCTGAAATCAATCCTGCAGTGGCATTTCTAAGCCTTTTGAAATACTTCGCATCTGGCTCCCCCATGCGTGCTTTTTTGATTTCTAGCAGTATTTTATCATTAGGACAGTACACAATATTTTCGTCCCATTTTGCGCCTTGAGCTTTAAAATCCTCAATCGCAGCTTTTGCTTGATCAGCCAAATCAGGTTCAGCCTTTAAGAATCCTTTGTACAGTTCTAGTGCCAGGATTCGTTTATTCTCAACTTTTTTCTTTCTCTTCGCCATTTTGTCTCCTATTTTCTTCCAACGCCATTTTAACATCCTCTTCGGTCTTTTCAACTGGTAACTCTTCCAATCGCCAGCCCTTATAAGTATACACTGGCCTAGATCTCCGTGAAGACACACCACGTAAACTACTTGCAATTGCAGTAAAACCACCACGCACGCGTCCAGCTGCAATATTTTCTGGTACATCTTCATCAAAGAACCTTCGGCAATTTCTTCTAGCCCAATCCTTCAACGATACTGCTATATAACAATTTCCTAGAGGATCAATTAAAATCCACTTTTTAGCAGTTCTGTTTTGTGGTCCCGGTTGTCCTTCTGGCAAAGCATGAGCCACTTTAGTTGCTTCTTTTGCAAATCGTTCGCGAGCCGCTTTTACTAATTGACTTTTCTTTTGAGCTTCAATTAGAGCAGGCGGCATAGGTGTCCCCTTTGGCGTACACAAGCCGTGTTTCTTTCTTAATTGTGCCGCACATTTAGCAGAACAACATTGTTTTGTATCACTCGGATGCCAAATAAATGGCTTTCCACATATTACACAGTTGTGGTATTTACGCTTTCTTATGCATCCACATGTTACACATCTGTAAAAGTGAGATGCCTGCATTTCTTTTATATTTCCGCATTTTAAGCATTTCACTTTCCAAAGGCTTATTCTTTTTCCGGTGTTAGGACTAGCGTATTTATTTTCGGAAGCTCCCAGCACCACCAAATCTCCATGCCGTTCGCCTGTTAAATCTTTCTTTGCCATTGCCAACTCCTTTTTCCTGTCAATATGCACTATTGCAAAATAACAGTACATATGCGTGTTTCAAATATTATACAAAAAGTTCTTGACTTTTTCAAGCCATTATGCTATTTTAAAAATGAAGAGGATGCTTCTTCCGGCTTCGGTCGTTATTCACAGGCAGCAAACCGTCTGTGTGGATTGAAATGAAATTATAATTGTACGCGCAAGTACAGAGGAACGGCAAGCGTTACGCTTGCCGTTTTTTCATTCCTTAACGATTACGTTGACCGCAACAATACCACCCTTCTTAATCTGCTTAAACATGTTTTATATCTTCCTATCAAATACTGCCATAGTACAGTGCAACCACCATGCTGCCGAAAATCAACGCGTCAAGTAACAAGTCACCAATGCCCTTTGCTACTGCATCAAGCATTTTTTTCATGTTTTTTCAATCGTTGCCTTGAATCCTCTTGACTTTTGGCAGAGAATGGCACGCTCTGCACTGCTGCGCATCTTTTCAATCTGCAGGTTTGGTTCCCAGATTAACTTCATTTTATCACCCCTTTCCGTGTCACGCAACCTTTTCGATAGTAACAACCGCTAATGTCGGCGCTTCATATCTGAAAAAATCGGCTACATTTTTAAACTGTGAATCCATCACTGGGATATATTCGTCTGGGTAGATGTGAGCTGTAGAAAACTGAATGCAGCCTGGATTTTTTACGGATGCGTGCAGTATTCGTTGCTCTGTGTATGCCTTGCCGCCAATTTCGTGCTGCACTTCCCAGTGTGCCACCACACCTGGAGCCTTTACCGCCTCGAATACTCGCGCCCATGACACAAGGGCCACAGTGTCAAGGCTTGCAATCTCTTTCTCAAGCTTCTCCAGCTCATCACCGTGAGCCTTGAAAAGCTTTATATGCAGCTCTCGCGGCGCTGATAGATACTGTCTGTAAAATCATTGTTTTAACCTTTCTTTTAGTTTTCTTTTTTTATTCCGGTTTTCCCGGTAAAGCGTCCCCAGGTCGTGAACCTCGCCGCCTAAAGCGGAGAAACGCAAAACTCAAAATTCCTCGGCGTAGCTTTCAGCATCTGCCAGAGTCCGGCACAGCTTGCAAATATTACTATATTCACCATCTACAAAAATCTGCACACTGTAACCATAGCCGCGAAGTCTTGCCGGGTGAGTGTCGCCCAGCAAGACAATTTTTGTTGTGATCATCGCTTTCCTTTCTCTCTTTCAAGCCATTTTCCGGCCAATTCGCGTTCTTGCTCAGTTGCCTTTGCAATTTTTCCATCTGGATATACGCGGAAGGCGTGCCACTTGTAAACCCCTACAAAATATACAACGTCTTCCTCACTCATGCAGGCGTAAAAATCCTTGTACATGTCAGCACTGTAAAAATCAGCGCGTTCCTTGCCATACCTCAGAACCTCGCCTGCAGTCTTTAAAAACTTGCCGTTTCCGGCATAGCACCAGCCGCGGCCGCTGTCCTTCGTCCAGATCTGGACGTTATAACGGAAACCGTGCGCCATAGCTGTGGCGCTTTCATTCAATCTAATAATTTGTAATGTTGTCATAACTTTTCCCTTTCTTGCCTGCCATCATCAGCGCCGGGAGGCAATCCCCAACGGGCGCCCCAAGCCGGGGCGTTTCGGCTTAAATCTCTTCAATTTCGTCAATGTAAAAATCGACCATATCAACCGCAGCTGTGAAGCGCTGCTGGACAGAAAAGCTAAATCCAAAGTCTTTATCATACATGGCCGAAGCACTTGTAGCTACATAGTAGAAGAGGTCTGCCGCCTTATCTTTATCAAAGGTTCCCTTTCTTAACTTTTTTCTAAGGTTTTCGATACTTGGCTTGATCTGGCGATCATACAAAACGCCTGAGTTAGTAGCATATAAAAACAGCTCTCTTGCTTCATCGGATGCCTTATAAATCATATTTTTTGTTCTCTTCATATTTTTTTACTTCCTTTCTGTGTTTGTTGTTTTCCTTGTTTCTGACTGTATTATATAACAACGTACGTGTATATTCAATAGTAATTCTGTATAAATGTACGTGTATATTTTTGTGCATTATGTACGTGTATATTTTTATCTTTATAGTGTATAATTATGCTAGAGGTGGAAAAGGGGCCTCTATAATATATGGAAAGGAAAGAAAAAAACCTATGGCAATATCAGACGCACACAAGCAAGCTACTATAAGATACGCAAGTAAGACTTATAAGCGCGTGCCGCTCGATTTGCGGCATGAAGATTACACCAGACTACAAGAGGCGGCAGCAGCTACAAGCCTATCAGTCAACGGCTACATAAAAGCCGCGATAGCTGAAAAAATCAGCCGCGATAGCATCCGATCAGCGGCACCAGATGCAGAAGGACCTGCAGCACCTGCGGCAGAGCCGGAGCCGTCCAGCCAGAAGACCAAGAGCCAGACGCCAGACCTGGAAGCGGTAGACCTGCAAAGGCTCTTGACTGATGCACGGTATCAGCTTGATATCATGGATATATACGGCCAGAAGCAGACGCAGCGGCTACTTGATCAGGCACGAAGCAAATAAAAAAAGGTGGGCATTTTCGCCCACCTTATTTTTTTAAATGAAATAATATTTTCTTACTGTTTTTTCCGTTCTGTTAGGGCTGATACTTAGTAACTCGTCTGGAAGATATCCGGCCTTTGTATAGCCACAACTTACTTTTTCGTATCCGCCTAAGTCTTTAAAAAATTGTACTGCATCAAATACATTAAAAACATAAGTTGCCGGTACTTCTTTTTCTTCTTTTTTCACTTCAACCCAACGCGCGCCGCGCTTAGCATAGGTTGTTTTTTCTTCTAAAATCTTGCCGCCGAAATCCTGGAGACTAGAAATATTTGGATATTTCTTAAAAAGCTTTCTGTAAGTTTTTGCTAACTCTGAATATAACATTGTTTTTTCCCTTTGCTTGATGTATAATCAAGCTACCTTTCTTTTTTTGATTGGTGCCGGTTGCGTTTGCTTGGTAGGTAGTGCAACCGGCTTTTTTGTTTACACCCTTATTATATCACTTTTAAAAGTTATGTCAAGACTTTTTATAACTTTTTTTCGTTATATTTTTTCTTGACTTTTTGCCGTTGAAAAGTTACTATATATATGTAGCGATAAACCAAGCACGAAAGGAGAGTACTACAAATATGATAAAGTTTAAATTTGACGTAGCCGGCGCACTGGCTACCGCAGGCGTTACAGCCTACACAGCGCAGAAAAGCGGCATTTTATCGCAGGATACATGGCGAAAGATTAAGGCAGGAGATACACATATAAGCCTTGAGGCTATCAATCGTATATGCTGCATTTTGCACATGCAGCCGGAGCACCTTATATACTACGCGCCAGACCAAGCCGAAGAAGAAAAAATTTTAAAAAACTTTCAAAAAAAGTCTTGACATAGTAACTTTTATAAGTTATACTAAAGGCACAAAGAGAGAAAGGAAGCCCCACAGGGGCAAAGGTAAAAAGATATGTCAAAGAAGCAGCAGTATACAACAAAGTTTTATGAGGACAACGGCGGCGGTATCCAGGCAGTGACACGCGATGAGAGCGGCAAGGTTGTAAACGTTCTCGGCGGTTTTGAAGATGGTTCCATCACAGGTTTGGAAGTCCTGGCAGCAGCTCGCGAAAACTGGCCAGACGCAGACCCGTTCGAGTCTTACCAGTGGGGCGGAAAGACTATGGAAGAAGTAGCAGAGGAGCTTGAGGAGATGGAGTATCACCCGGAAAATGGTGATTTAATCGCAGAGACGAAGGCAACACCAGACCGCTACACAGACGCCCAGCACATCGAATCCGTTGAGTTCAACTGGAGCCGCATGGGTGCTGCAGGACATGAGCTTTTTAAAGATTTAGACGTGCCGGAGGCTGTAGCATATCGCATCAAGTCTAGCAGAGAGTGGAACCCGGACGACTGCCGCCGCCTGTGTGAACTGGCCGACATGGCGAACGAGTACGACAACGCCGACAGTGACACCGTAGAGGACGTAGTAAGCGCAGCAGCTGACAAGCTCGGCGTTGAAATCTGGTAAATATCAAAGCACCCGCCCCGGAGGTTACGAGGGCAGAAAGGCGAAGACATGAAGCGATATTATAAAGTCTATGCTCAGGGAGTTGAAGAGTTACACCCGGTGCAAAGACTCAGCAAGCCAAAGCTTAATGATGCATTGTGGGAGGCTATTGACTATCAGGCATGTAATTTTTTAGATGATCGCTATAGCGGGACGTTCTCAGGGCTTCCAGAAGCTGAAGCCATTAAGGAAGAAGTAGAGCACATTAAAGCAGATCTGGAAAACGAAGAGATCACAGATTCGGAAGCCGATGACGCTATCTCAGAAAAGGAAGAAGCTTTACACAATCTGGCCTATGATCTATGGGACAAGGGCGAAGAAATTGGTTGCGGAGACTGGGGACTTGTGCAAGTCGACGAAGACGACGAGGAACCAAGCAGGCCATGTAAATGGCTGTAAAAGGCAACCTGCCCGGCAAGGTTAGAGCCGGGAGAAAGAAGTTTTATGCAAACGGTTAAAATTTTTAGAGTGTATGGAGCCGAGGGACACCGCCAGCGCGAAAGCTTTTATCGCTCCTATGTATCCGATATATCACGCCCAAATTCTCCGCGCTCCATCGAGGTGCGGAACAGTGACAAGACAGGGACCAATGATTTTTCTATTTTGCAGATCGTTGGAGAATCAGACATTGATTGTTACACTGAACTACAATTACAACTGTCAACTGGAGCTTTTGAGTACTCGAAAGTAGGCGATGTATACGAGATTCTAGCCGATGGCCTCGCCGTAAAGATGGGAGCAACAGACCGGGGCTTTTTGCCTGTAGGCACTCCCGAAAGTCTTCCAGTGCCAACCCCAAGCAAGCTCAAAAAACCACACAAAAGAGAGCGAAAAAAATATGTGTCCGTGTTGTGTGACGATGGGCACATAGAGAAAGTACTGTATGACAAGATCATAGAGCACGAGAACGCAATTATAGATGACAATTTAGGCTACGGCTACTTGCACAACTACACCTCACAGGAGCTAAGAAGCTACCAAAAAGAAGCCTATGCAGATCTGAAGGAGTTAAAACGGCAGCTTAGAGAGTATCCCGGAAGCATAATCAAAGAGGACCCTACAACAGAGCGCTTTGTTTTGGCTTATCCCAACTCTTAAAAATTCAGAAAGAAGCACGGCAGGCGCACAGCTTGCCGTTTTTCTTTGCCTATTTTCAGACATTCAACCGTAAAATTTTTAATTTGTGCAACTTACGTTTTTAAAAATATTTAACTTGATTTACACCTCATATTGTTGTATTATGTAATTAAGCTACTATATATAGTATTTATATGTAGCCTAGATATGGATATATAGAGTATATAGCCCATGATCGGAAAAGATTTCAAGCCGTGCTAAAACACGGTGCTTCTTTTTCTGGTCGTGGGCTTTTTTCTTTCCCCCAGGCCTACAGCCTTTCCGTGTCGCTTCCTTATATATAATATATACAGTATATATATTTACTGTATATGTATATGGTATATATATATTTAATATACTATCGGTATATTTAATATATTATCAGTGTATTTATATTATATTTATAATTATATGGTGTATATGTATATAATATCTGTATATGTACAGTGTATATAGAGTACATATAATGTATTGTCTGATAATATATATTAAGTATGTCTGTATAAGGTATATATGTACAGTACATATAAGGTGAGTATGTATAGTATATCTCTATGTACTGTATAGGTATAGGTATAAGTATATGTATATCTGTATGTACAGTATATAGATATCTGGTAAGTAGGTATGTGTATAGTGTATCTAAGTATATACAGATACAGAGTGCAGGAGCTGACAGTTGACAACTGACAGATGATCAAGCCAGAGACAGCCAACAGACGAGAGATACACAGACAGGCGGCAGATAAGGAAGCTGGACACGATGAGCACACACAGAAGGGCGCTAGAAGCGCACAGAAGGCGGCTAGAAGGCATTTGAAGGGGAAAGGCTAAGATATAGCCACATATACGCACGACAAAAAGAAATACAGGGAAAGGAGGGCTACAGAATGCCAAGAGGAGGAAAACGAATGCCGAGCTATAGGGATATTGCAGAAACCATGGACGGAGACGAACTGGACGCTATCCTTGACGTATCTCTGCAGGGGCTAGCCAGGGCACGTGAAAAAGGCTCACAGCCCATGTATAGCAACTCTCCCGAAGGGCTAAAAAGTTTCAAGCACGACTCAGAAGAGTATCTGACATTTGTCCGGAACGTAAACAAAACCCCAACGGAAGGCGGAAAGCTGCGCCTAGTGCCTGATATAGAGTCCTGGGCGGCATTTTTGGGAGTTACGCGGCACATGATCACGGGCTATGAAAAGCGTGGCAGTGATTGGAAGTCTACTATAGACGCGGTAAAAGGCGTTATAACAGCTTGTAAGAAACAGCTTGCATTTACTGGCAAAATGCCGCCAGTGCTTGCAATTTTTGATCTTACTAACAATAGCGACTATGTCAACGCGTCAGAGTTCCGCTTATCAGCTGAGACAGCACCGGAGGCCAAGCAGATAACGGCGGAAGAGTGGGAAAAAGTCATTGACGCAGAACCAGAAGCCCCTAAACTATCGGATTTTAAATTATCTGACGATTTAAATTAAGATTAGTCAAGGTTTCTTGATCTGTGTTAATCTTCAAAGTAACATAGAGTACGTATAATGTTTGTTTTACGAACTTTTAACGGTCAATGGTGCGTATACTCAGACCAGGGCAGTAAAACACTGTTGCTTTTGTATATACAAATGTACACAATTCAGGTCTTGCCGCCACGGAGCAGAAGCCGCAACCATCCGCACAGCCTGCCAGATGATCACACAAAAAGGGGGTGTAGGGGTCTGAGAGCATGCCCCCGGCATGGGGCTACTTAGTCCCCAAAATATTTTTCCAAAATAAAAAGCCCCTTTTAACTCGTAACTACACATATGGCAAAGATAAAAGCTGTGAGCCTTGACAGTTTCTTTGCCATAGTGCCAAGGCATAATATACTCAAACTATAAAATGAAAATATCAACCAAAGAAATAGCCGATGAATGTCAGCATTGCGGTGACATACTGGTTTGTCAGTTGTGCCGCGAAGGACACGGAATCAATCGTGAACGAATAAACGTTATCCAAATGGTTACATGCTAGATAGAACACAAGAACAGGAGGTTATCCAATGAGAATCATATCACAGTGTAAAACTAAATCTGTTGAGTTTTATAACGTTGCTTTGCTGAGACGTGATGAAACTATCTTCGCAAGAACTGCAAACCAAGACATGGTACTTGCAGAGTATAAGACTCCAGCCAGAGCAGCCGAGGTATTTGAGGAATTAAATATTTCTGCTTCTAGCTTCTCGGCAGATATCTACTACATGCCGGAGGAATAAGCAATGGAAAGAAAATTAGTTTTAGTTAAATTTATTGACGGCACAAGCGAAACAATAGAAGCTTATTGTAATCCACAAGACGGATACTATGGCTATCTAACCAACGAAGAATTGTTTTACGTATCTTGCACTTCTAGCTCAAAAGCTTTCTTTCCTCGCGAGTTTGTTAAAGCAATATCCCCTTTGGATGAATAGGAGGAGTAATGGCAACAAAATTTGAGAATGCAACAACATGGTTACAAGGTGTTATTTCTGGATATCAAAAGCAGATCAACGATTTCTCAGCTGCGCCTAATCCAGATGCAAATAAAATAAAAGCATGTAAAGAACGTCAAGAGCTTTGTCAGTACATTTTGGACTTTATGGTTAAGGCTAAGCAGCATAATGATGCAATGGCTGCTAAGCAAGGTCCTCAAAATACCGCTGTGAAGCCACAGAATGCCCCACAATCAATTTCAGCTCATTCAATGGCAAATACTATAGGTAAAGAACAGCTAGAGCAATTAGAGCTTGTTTTGGGGCTTGATGCTACAATCAGCTTTTGTAGAGCCGCTTTAATCTTGGAGCTTCCAGAATTTGGATCAAAAGAGGCACTTCTTGGAACACTTAAAGATTTTACTGCGAAGCGTTAGGAGATTGTGCGAAATGATAAAAATTCTGAGACCTGGCACAAGAAAGGAAGCTGAATGTCCAAGTTGCGGTGCACTTTTGAGCTACGATATTTCTGACATTCTTGAGAAATCGTCGCACTCAATTACAGAAACATCATCTGCATTTTGGCTAAGCAGTAAAAATACAACTTACATCATCTGTCCGCAGTGTAATAACAAGATTATTTTGTCAGCAACTCGATAAGAAAGGAACATCTATGAGTAATATAGACAAATGCATTTCTGTGCTAATCAAGCTTAGCAAGTCTTTTGGAATTGATGCTAAAGCTTTGCCACCGCGTTTTAACCACATAACTGTTACTTTTAATAAAAAATTATATGATGGTACTCTGCACCGCTTTAACTATGCTTTTGAGCTTTGTTTACTGGAAAACCTTGACGCTCGTCAACTTCCGGAATATTTCGAATATGTATTTTTCGATAAAATTTTGGGATATTTTATCGAATGTGAAAAAGAAGCATTCAACGCAGAGGAGTTTTTATGATTAAATTAGAACATGCTGTATTACCAAGCCCAGAACAAATAGAATTTGCTATTGAAGGTCTTCGAAATTCCTTCAATTCATGGTTTAAAAGTGATAGTCATTGGGGCTGTCTTCACCTCGGTGAAGAACGTGATTGTGATACCTGCGATAGTATCCAACCAGATAAATGTACATGGTCTCCACAATTTATAGTTGGCAAAGAAGATATGGCACTTATGCAACGTCTATCTTCATATGGCTCCGATCATCGCAAATTTATGCGTATGCTTCCGGTATGCATCAGAATTACAGCACCACTTTATTGGTGGAAAGAAGCAGACACGTACTCTGTAGGTACTTCAAAGAATAGCTGCAGCACCATGCATCGAATTGATGCCAAAGAATTTACATTAGATGATTTCTCAGCAGAGCATCTTATTGACTTTGAAAGTGCTGAATCTGATTTTCCAATATTTCACGGGGCAGAGCATTCGCCAATCGACCTGTTGAATCAGACAATCCGTATACTTAATTTTTACAGGCAAAAATATCTTGCTACCAAGGAAAAGAAGTATTGGTGGCAACTAATTCAACTGCTGCCTGATTCTTATAACCAGACTAGAAATGTAACGCTTAACTACGAAGTCCTTGCAAACATCTATAAAGCACGCCGTAACCATAAACTGGACGAATGGCGAGATTTTTGCGACTGGATTGAAACATTGCCGTATAGTGATCTTATCACTGGAAAGGAAACGAAATGACATTTGACGAGTATCAGCGCGGTGTAATGAGAACCGCATCAGACGTAACAAAAGCGACAAAGGAAAACATGCTTATGAATGGTATCCTCGGTACTGCAGGTGAAGCAGGTGAGCTTGTTGATCTTCTTAAAAAGCAGATTTTTCAGGGGCATCCATTTGATAGAGAGCATCTTATCAAGGAGTGTGGCGATGTGCTGTATTATCTGGCACTTACTGCTGAGGCACTTGATACCTCTCTTGAAGATATTGCGATTAAAAACAACAAGAAACTTTGGGAACGCTATCCTGACGGCTTCAAAGCCGAAAATTCACTCCACAGAAAGGAAGGGGATATTTAATGTTTGTTCTTATTCTCCGCATTCTGGCATCTCTTTTTAACATCTTTATGCTGACTAGCATTATAGGATGGCTGAATGAGAAAAGATCCAGAGAAAGATTTGCCAGTGCTGTAGTACTTTCTGCGTTCTTTATCATGAATCTTGTCTTGACAGCCAGTGGCATGTGAGGATAAGATCACGCTGGGGTTATCGCCAAATGGTAAGGCACAGGATTTTGATTCCTGCACTGTTGGTTCGAGTCCAACTAGCCCTGTTGTGCCATTAGCTCAGCTGGAAGAGCACTTGACTTTTAATCAAGGCGTCGTGGGTTCGAGTCCCATATGGCACATACGGACCTTTAGCTCAATAGGTTAGGGCAGCTGCCTCATAAGCAGCCGGGTCTGGGTTCGAGTCCCAGAGGGTCCATATGCAGTTTGTAAACAATGTGGTTTTTTCTTTCTCTTGTGAAATCCCTTTCTCTTTTCCCACAAAGTAGCAACTGCAACTCCCCGTGAGAATCAACCTGCGGACAAGTCAGCCGCAACCGTATAGGCGGTCTTGGGGTAGATGCGCAGAATTGGTATTGCAGCAGACTGTAAATCTGTCATCTTCGGATATGTAGGTTCGAGTCCTACTCTACCCACTTTTGCCGCGACGCCACAATGGTACTGGGCCGATCTTGAAAATCGGTGATCTGTAACAGGACTGAGGGTTCGAATCCTTCTCGCGGCGCTCCAGTTGCCTAGGGTAGCTCCCGAAAAGCAGAACCTGTGACTGCCTGGCAACTGATTTGTAATCACAGGAATACATTATCGCACAGGAGGTAAAACAGATGTCAGAGAAGGCAAAAAAAGAAATAGTAATATCGGAGGGCAGAGATTTTAAAGGAATCTGGATTCCAGAACGTCTTTATTTATCACCGGATTTAAGTCCTAGAGAGAAATTCTTGTTAATTGAGATATACAGCCTTACTCAAAAAGACAAAGGCTGTTTTGCTTCTAACAAGCATTTTGCCAACTTCATTGGCTTAAAAGAAAATAGTATCCAAAAGATGCTTTTAAAATTTGAACAACTGGGATTGATTGAAAGAATCTTTGAATACAAAGAAAACACTAAAGAAATCGACAAGCGAATCATTATACTCACCCAGAAATTTTTTGATTCTTTTGTCAATGAAAAATCTATTTCTTCTAACATGGAAAAAAATCCATGTGGGGGTATGGAGAAAAATCAACAGGGTGGGGTTGAAAAAAGTCCACAGATAAGTAATACAATAGATATTAAGTATAACAGTAGTTTAAGTGATACAGATAAAGAACATGCTCTATTATCAACTAAAGTTGACAATAGAGATAAATACATGGTTTCGCGCACTAAAAGTGCTCAAAACTCAGGTGGCAAGCCCCAAAAGAAAGAACCTACTGTTGATCCGGATGACTTTATCAAATCTAAGGAGCTAGTTCTTAAAGATGAGCTTCATAGACTGTATTCGAACAATCCTAAAAACATCTTTACTACAGAGCAACAGGAAAATGACTGGGTTGACAAGGAATATAACAGCCTGACTGCTATTATTTTTGAGTTTAACCACCAATACAAAGCATCTACAGGCTTTGACGCTAAGAATCTATCAGACGAGAGCCTTAAACGAGTTGCAAGAAGCTATATCAAGTCACCAGAATCTTTAAAAGATGACTATGATGACCTTCAAAGCAATAAGGTTTTGATTGAAGAGTATCTAAAAACTGATTACGGCAGCAAACATGGAGTGATTGTAAAAAGTTTATCGCACTACATGTCTGGCAGCATTCGAGAAATGCTGTTCTATAAACACTTGTTCTAACTTGCCAATGCACATTTGCTAGCTATATACACGTACATTATGCTAGCTATATATGTACGTTGATACAAGTATACATGTACACTAGGAGGTGCAAATGCAGAATATAGAAATCAACTTTGGGGTTCGTCCATGTATTGTAAAACAAAATGGCGAAGAAAAGAAAGCATTATTCCATATGTGGAATAATTTCGCAAAGCCTGTTGCAGCAGATGTGTATGCTGGCGGTTGTCCAGAGGGACAAATTAGCATAGTATTTGGCATCGTGGAATACGAGGATGGCAGCGTGGATGAAGTGCGCCCAGCCCAGATTCGATTTGTTGACAATAAAATCAAAGGCTATGCTTTTGAGGAGGACTGATTCATGGTGAAATATAGACCATACAGAGGGGCATTGTGTGATGGAATGGCAGAAATGAGAATCTTTGATTCTGTCGAAGATATGTTCCACTACATTGTCGAAGACTGGAAAGCCTACGGAAATCCATTCAATGTCGGAGATTTAACCATAACCTGCGATGAAGGAAAAGACGAGCACATTAACTGGAAAGAAGGCAGATATGTCTGCACTAGGCGAATGCGAGAAAAGATTTTTGACACACCGCAGTGTATCGGAATGTGTTCGATTGAATTGTAGAACGGAGATAATAACATGATGATTGCAAATAAAGTAAATGTAATGGGACAGGAATACCAAATTGTAAAAGCAAGCCGTGACCAGTATAAGCAATGCAATATCGCGGACGGATGGTGCGACGCTTACGGCAAGAAGATTTACTATGTAGACCCTAATACAGATCCAGAACATGATTCAGTGGCGACATCGCCAGAAGAACTTGTAAAACATATTTTACAGCACGAAATTGTCCATGCGTTTCTCATTGAATCGGGACTTGCAATTAGCTCATTAGTTACTTCTGGTGCATGGGCGATGAATGAAGAAATGGTTGATTGGATTGCATGGAATGGTGAGAAGCTGTATAAGGCGTGGAAGGAGGCAGGACTAGTTGATTAAAGATGATTTGCAAACAAAAGTTGTGGAGCAAGCCGCCCTTATAGCGGCGGCACTCAAAAAAGGTAAAGATGTTGAGGTACGGCGAACTGCAGCCGGAATCAGCGTTGCCGAGGTTAGCAAGAAGGTTGTGTACCGATGATCGATGTCATGATTAACATTGACTGCAGAGATGGAATGAAAAGTATACCTGACAAGTCGATTGACATGGTTTGCACAGATCTTCCATACGGGATTACAAGAAATAAATGGGATACTCCGATTCCGTTTGATGACTTATGGGGGGGCATTAACCGCATAATCAAAGACAATGGTGCAATTATCCTCTTTGCATCTGGTATGTTCACGGCAGACTTGATGAAAAGCAATTGCAAAATGTGGCACTATAATTTGATTTATGAAAAAGCAAATGCATCTGGATTTCTCAACGCGAACCGTATGCCACTTAGAGCGCATGAAGATATTTGCGTGTTCTATAAGTGTTTGCCAACATACAATCCGCAAATGAAAAACGGTATGCCTGTTAAACGGGTTCGAAAAACTCAGAAAGCAACATCAAAATGCTACGGAAACTATACACCAACTGACTATGAAAGCACACAAAGATATCCAAGATCTGTGTGGAGATTTTCAAATGAAAACGGATATCATCAGACACAAAAGCCAGTTAAACTAATCGAAGAGTTGATTAAGACATATAGTAACCCAAACGACACAGTACTTGATATCTGTGCTGGAAGCATGACAGCAGCAATAGCAGCTGTGAATACTGGTCGCCATTACATTTGTTTTGAAAAAGACCCCGATATTTTTTCAAATGGCGTAAAAAGATTTAACGAATCAACCAATGGAGGACATGGACAATGAAATTAAAAAGACTAATTGTTACCCTTGCAGCCGCAGTGATGCTTTCTGGTGCAGCCATTGGCTGTACAGAAGCTGATCAGGTAAGTTCTAATATCTCTAAGCAGGCAGACAACTTCAACGTGACTAGGAAGCTTACTGTTCTGAACGCAAGAACCGACACAGTTCTTCTGGAGCTGACTGGAACATTTGCATTAAAGAACAATTCATCAAATGAACTCGAAGTCATTATTGAGACTGCCGAAGGCAAATATCAGAAAGATTATGTGTATTTGAACGACTACACCATGTATGTGGTCGAAGACATCTCTGGTTCGGAGGTAGACAAGTTCCATTATGAGATCAATTTCTTGCCAGAATGGGGATTTAAGGCAACTCATCACGAGTAAACTTTACGTTTACATAGTAAACATATGTAATATATTCGATTTTAAAGGCCCATAACAAGAGTTTGGAAATGAATTTTGCCGTGCTAAAGTGCGGAAAACTTAGAAAACTGTCGCCAAACACTTAGGAAAGGAGAAAAATCTTTTATGACATACGAAGACGCCTTAAAAGCTTCAAAAAATGGTCTAAATGTAATGATATGGACAGGAGAGGAGTATCTGCGCCTAGAAGAAGCAAAAGAATTTCTGAATTGTTCTTCTCATGTAATTCGAAGTAGTGAAGAATACAAAGGATACAAAAAGTTTTGCGAAGCCATTCAAAGCGATAAATGGAGTACTTATACAGAAATAGATCTTAGATGGGAACTTAGAAATTATCGAAAGCGTTTTGAACGCCTGAGTCGCATACAAGATGATTTTTTAAAAGAACTACTCGGCAGCAATTATACAGCCCGGTATTCCAATGAGCAAATGATCGTTGCCGATGCATTCAACACTCTTTATGGCCTAAAACGCAATCAAAAAATATTTATGCTTACAACTATTGTATTTTTAGCGACAACAATTATAGCCTTAATAGTTTAAAGGAGGAGTACGCATGAAATTTTCAGAAGCATTTGGATTGATGAAACAGGGTGCACTGATAAAGCTTCCGTCATGGGTAGGTTATTGGTACTGGTCCAAAGAAAAGCAGACCATCATCATCCACACAAAAGATGGTGAGGAGTTTGACATTAGAAAAACAGCTAATCCAGATTATACTTTTTCAAACATTGCATCCGATAATTGGATTGTTTGGCATTTGAACAGTGAGAGTCTTAAAAGCAGAGCTAAGATGGCTATGATTTCACAGCCAATGGCAGGAAAAACGGATGAAGAAATTAAGGCGACAAGAGAAAAGGCAATTGCAGCATTGAAAGAAAAAGGCTATGAGATTATAAATACACTTTTTACAGACGAGTGGTATAACAGTGAGAAAATGAAAGAAAGAGGAGTGACACAGATTCCACTTTGTTTCCTTGCAACATCATTAACAAATATGAGTTTATGTCATGCTGCTTATTTCTGCAAAGGATGGGAAAATGCAAGAGGATGTTGCATCGAACATGATGCGGCAGTTGAGTATGGGCTAGATATCATCTACGAGGAGGATTAAGCACTATGGATTTCAGAGCTGCATTTTCCAATATGAAAAAAGGCATTCCAATGAAAAGAAAGAAATGGAATGAAGTCTGGTACTATGACAAATCAAAGAAAACCTTAATAGCAAAACACGATTCAGGAAAGCTTAAAGAACTTTTTAACATTCCTGACACTGCTGATATGACTTATATTTTTATGGGAATGCTTGCGGAAGACTGGGAAATTGCAAATAATTCTAGTGAATCGCAAACAGCTAACGGAAAACAATTATTCACATTTAGCAAAGCGCTAGATTTACTAAAGCAAGGTTATAAAGTCGCCCGAATGTGTTGGTATGGAAGCGGACGTTTTGTTTTATATCGCAAAGGTTTACCAGCTGGCCATCCTTGTGATATAGGCACAGTGGATGCCTATTTAGAAGTTGATAACGGAGAAGGGCTTCTTAACTGCGATCCATATCTTCAGATGCGTTATATTGATGGTTCACTTGCAATGTATCTCCCAAGCGTGGAAGATCTTTTAGCGGAAGATTGGTATATTGAATAAAAATGATGGGAGGAAAATGGAGAATCTAAAATATTGTGCTCCACAAAGCAACTTAGCCGATGGCATACAAAAGCTACCTGCTGAAAAAATTCAATTTCGATATTTTCCAACAGGAATAGAATCAGAGAAGTCGGACTATTACAAGCTAGCTTGTTTATATATGGGGCTTACAGAAATGTACGACAGAAGCTTGACTGATGAAAGAAGCCGCTTTGATAATACTGAGGCATTTGTTGGTAACCAACATATATATCATCTTAGCCAAGTATACAGTTGTTATGTTCGAAAGTCTATAATAAATACTTATTTTGTGATGTGGAGCGATGTCCGAGAAGAAATAAAGAAACATCGCTGTTACTCTGCTCAACAATGGGTAGATGAATATGAAAGAATATGGAATAAACACGGAGGAAATTAAATGGTTAGAGTAGGATCGGCAAGGATTGACGAGAACGGAAAATTGAAGGGTGGACAGCCAGGTGACCAGACAGGACTTGAAGTGGCGATTGAGCCATGGTATCTGCACGATAAGGGTTGGGTTATAATCCGCGCGAAGGACGCAAATATCCGTGAGCGTATCGCAATCTGTATGGAAGCAGCGTGCGCAAATAATAATATCGGGTATGATCAGTCTACGTCTTGGGATTTGTACGACAAGGCTAAGCAGTACGGATGGGATTGCAGCAAGGTTAACACTCCAGTGGAGACAGACTGTAGCAGCCTTGTACGTGTATGCGTGGCATATGCTTTGCAGCGCGACATTCCGTGGTTTTCTACTGCCAACGAAGTTGAGGTTTTGGATGCTACAGATGAGTTTGAAATCATCCGTGAGCCAAAATGTACAGAGTCCTCAGCATATCAGATGCGTGGAGATATCCTGTGTACAACTGTACAGGGACATACTGTAGTAGTACTGGATGATGGTTCTAAAGTGGAGTGCGAGATTATCTCAACTGGTAACACTACACTCTGCGGCAAGGGTATTGGAACAGCAGTCGCACTCACACCTATGAACATCCGTACAGGAGCAGATACATCTGCAAAGAAGCTTGATACAATCAAGACTTCTGTAGCCGTAGAAGTCCTCGAAATCACCGCTTCTGGTTGGTATAAGATTGTATGGCCCGGCGCTTCATGCGGATATGCCTTTACAAAGGCAGGAAGTGGCTATTACAGCTATTCCCCGAATGCTAACGCACAAGTTATAAACTTAGGCGATAAAGTCCAATTCACAGGCAATAAACAGTATATGTCGGCATGGTCCGACAGGCCAATCACTGCAGTTCCAGAGGTTGCAACTGTAACAGGTATTTGTGAGAGTGGCAAGCATCAGTATCACATCATAGGCGATAACGTCTACGGTTGGGTAAACAGAGAAGACATAGTAAGAAAATAATTAAAACGGCATAATCAAAATGGTGATTATGTAACAGCCAAAATGGAGGCTCTTCTTTAAATGCTAAGAAAGGAGGAGCCTCTTTTTGTTAGAGCTAAGACAGCATAAAGAACGTGTGGAGAATATACAGCGCCAGATTATCATGCAGCCTACATACAGTCAGCTCAACACCTTATGTGGCGGAGCAAGACTGATTCTGCTTGATGCCAATGAGTTTATACCAAATCGCGATTTTAAGAATCTTGATGCGTATAGAGGGTATGGCGACCATGTAAATAGCTACGTCCGATGGTACTGCAACCGCAACAGAAAAGTAGAGGGTGACGAGTGGGACAAACTGTATTGGCAGACCTATCTGAATGGTGCGAGAGCAAGAATATTCAATGACTATTTACTGTTTTTGGAACGTAAACGTGATCCTAGGAACATGTTTTATAAGCCAAAAATTAAACAGTTTGAAAAATTTAAGCTTATCGAAGCTTACCAAGGAATGTTGGATGATCGTTATGATAGACTGTGTATTTCTCTGCCTCCTGGTACTGGAAAAACCACCCTTTTAAAATTCTTTCATTCAGCGATTATAGGGTGGTTCCCAGAAGATTATAGTTTATTTTGCTCTCATTCTGGCGATATTACACGAATGTATTATGATGGTGTTTATCAGATGATAGACGATACTATTGAATATGCGTGGAACGAAATCTTCCCAGGTTTAAAAATTACATCAACAAATGCATTGATGCAACAGTTTAACGTGGGAAGCTACAAACCATTCCCATCGCTACAAACAACATCAATTGGTGCAAACAGTTCAGGTAAGGTGCGAGCAAACAAATACTTGCTATCAGACGACTTAATTGGTAACAGCGAACAGGCGTTAAATAAAAACTATCTTGATAAAATATGGCGTTTTTATTCTGTAGATGCAAAGCAGCGTAAAACTGTAGATAGTGATGGAAAATCATGTAAAGAAATTATGCAGGCTACTAGATGGTCAAACCAAGACGTAATTGGTCGAGTAATAATTCTTTATCAAGATGACCCTCGCACAAAAATTATATCTGTACCTGCAGTTGATCCCATTACTGGTGAGAGCAATTTCAATTATGCAGTCGGTGGATTCACGAAAGAGTTCTTTGCAGATCAAGAGCTGACAATGGACGAAATCTCGTACAAGTGTCTTTTTATGCAAGAACCAATTGAAAGAGAAGGACTATTATTTCCTGGAGAAAAAATTCAACGCTATAAAGAACTTCCTAAGGGAACTCCAGAATTGATTACTGCGCAATGTGATACAAAGTCTAGTGGAACTGATTTTTTTGTTCTTCCAGTATTTTTAAAATATGGCAACCTCTATTATTGCATAGATTGTATATGCAGTAATTCTACAGACTATGAGGCACAGTATGAAAATTCTGCTAACATTTTAGTCAACAACAAAGTTATGGATTGTGAATTTGAAGGAAACAATGGTGGTGACCGAGTTGCCAACGAAGTTGCCAAAAGAGTTTTAGAAAAAGGATGGATTTGTAATATAAGCCATCCTATGACTGAATCGAACAAAGAAGCCCGAATTTTTCAATGTTCGAATTGGATACTGCAAAATATCGTTTTTAAGGATATGGAAATGTACAAGCCACGTGAACCATATGGAATTATGATGTCACTTTTGGCCCAATACTCGGCAACCGGAAAAAAGCAGCTTGATGATGTACCAGATACATTTGCAAACTTCGCATTACGCATACAGCGTAGAAAACCAAGGCCAACAAGAATCATTAACAGCATCTATTAAGATTGGAGACATGTATGGATACAAAACACTATCTTTCACAAATTAGCGTACTTGATCTTAAAATATCAAACAAGATCTATGAAAAAACACAGTTAAAAAATATGCTTTGTTCGGTTCCGAGTTGTGTAAAAGATGTCAATGTGCAAACTGGACATGCCACAGACAAGACTGCATCTACGATTTGTAAGTTGGTAGATATGGAACGCGAAATTGATTCAATGATTGATTCTTTTGTGAACCTAAAAACTAAAATCATTGCTCAAATGGAGCAGCTTGAGTTTAAGTATTATAATATACTGTTCAAGCGTTACGTTGCACAGCAACAATGGTGCGAAATAGTAGATGAGTTACATTTTACACAACGACATGTTTTTAAGCTTCACAAAGAAGCATTAAACGAATTTGAGAAAAAGTTTGGGAGTGAATATCTGAACCAATAAAAAATAGCAGGGGAAGCAAATTTCCCCTGCTATTGATGTTTCAGCAACTTTGATTTTCCTGAAATTCCTTTAAATCACTTTTTAACTTATTCATGATTTTTTCCGAGTAATTGTTGTCTTGACGCTCTGTGAAATTTTGGAATACTTGAGTACCTTTAGCAGCTGCCTGCGATGATTGTTTTGCTTTCGATGATACATCTCCTTGTATAAGCTTTCGCAAATACAAAAATCGACTACGAATCGGCTTTTGCTCATTTCTTCGCTTAATTTCAGCAGCTTTCTGTGCTATATACTGGTAGTAAGCCTTTTCCAGATCTTCCTTTTGGCAACTTGGCAGCTTATGAACTGGTACTGTTACGAGTAGCGTCTGTATCTCTTCTAGCTGTGCCTGTGATAGTTCCCATTCATTCAATGCACTTTCCCAGAGCGGACGATCTAATGTATCTTCCTTTGGCACTGGCGCTTCTGGAACTTGCACTTCCAATATAGGCAATGTTTCGACTTCAAATCTTATACCAACTACCGTTCGCCCTTTCTTAATGGGTTCGTATGTATACCGACATTCAGTTTTTTCATCCATTTCTTTCTGAACACGTTTCAATATCTTTTGATTAAAAAACTTGTATTCTTTATACAGTTCCTCTTTATCACAATCAAGTATTTGCCTTAATTCATCAAGCTGCACTTCCCATTTTTTTCGAAAACGGTTTTGTTCAAGATACGTAAACATGATATAAGTGTAACGGCTTGTGAGTAATGTTATGCAGCGCAGCTTATACCGAAGATATCCGAGGTTTTCAATATTAAAAAAATACTTCATTGCTTTTTGAGAACACTCTAGCTTTACTTGCCACAGACCGTAATCATCTTGTTCTGCCGTTGCTTCTTCAAATAACGTCACCAATCTAAAACCTTGTTTTTCACTATCATCTTGCACTTCTATTACATTTCCCATAAGATGCTTTAATCTTGCCTTGAGGTCTTGGTTGTTGATTTTTTTTACTCCTAGAATCTTTTCAAGCTCACCTTTTTCAAATACTACAACTCGTTTCTCTGGCTTGTGACTATCTATGCGCGATAGGTATGTATCGAGTATTTTAAATTCTGCAAGCGATAGCTCAGAACGCCACAGGGAAAACAGCGGTAAACTTTTTTGAACAGTAAGTTTGTCTCCATTTCCTAAACTGGTTATTGGCCCAATCTTTTTTCTAGCCATGTGTAAAACCTCTCTTTCTCTACTTTTATGTTTATTATAGCACCATAAGTTACCATTGTAAATATAAAATTGTTACCTTTTTTATATTTTATGGAATTTCTTGGTTACTCATGTGGAATTTCTTGGTTACTCATGTGGAATTTCTTGGTTACTCATGTGGAATTTCTTGGTTACTCATGTGGAATTTCTTGGTTACCTATACATATCAAAAAGCTAGCATTTATGCGGCCTTCAGAACTCCCGTAATCAAGAGAGTAATCAAGAGAGTAATCAAGAGAGTAATCAAGCTATCAATCAAGAAAAGCATTGGTAGGCAGATAAAAAAACAATTCAATATTAACTATGACATTTTAATTGGAATTTCATGGTTACCTATAACACTAAAACCTATCATTTAATATCACTAAATGGCACAAGATATCATCTTGAATACATGCTATTACTATGATAGTCTCAATAATAGAAAAATATGAAATAAAGTTAACTGCGTCGTACATATGTATGGCGCTTTTTTATTACCCAAAAAGGAGATGACTATGTTAACGATTAGAAGCAAGAGTATATCACTGTCAGGAGACAGCACAGTAAATGATCAAGTGGTTTTTGCGTTTCAAGCATCGATCAACTCAAACAATCCTAAAGAAGTGCAGTTTAGCAACTGGATAAACGACCATGAGCTATATAAGCAGAATAGGAAGGAATGCAATGCTGATTACGAGTCTTTCCAGGACGAAGTATACAAATTGCAAGACTCGATGCTGCTGTCGGCTGAAACGCTATGAGTAGCCAGATAATTACATGCCCCAATTGTGGAAGGATTATATTCCATTACGACAAAAAAGCGACAAACGCTTTTGAAGTGCAATGTAGGAAATGTGAGCAAATGACTTGCATTCTTACACAGGACGGTATTGTGCAGTCAGTTAAGCCTATAAAAAAGATACAAGCCAAAAGTAGCAGCGGCAAAAGATTCTATTAAGAAAGGAGGGCGAACAGGATGTGGATACTAAAGGGACGTCAGAAGATATATACGGACGCAAAAGAAATCACTGCCGACAACATAATCAAAGAATTGTCAAAAGCATATGAGAAGCATAAATTTAATCGGTTAGAAATGCAATATCTTATAGATTTTGAAGCCGGCGATCAACCACTGGACAGACCCAAAATTGTTCGCCCTGAGATCAATATTAAAGTAACTGATAATGCCGCAAACTACATCACTGATTTTAAAATGGCGTATTTCTGGGGAACACCAGCAATGCTAATACAGCGATCTGACAAAGACGCTCACAAAACACCAGCAGGCTTAGACGATGAAGGAATATCTGCACTTAATGAAATGCTTACAAATGCCTGCGACATTGGTTACAAGAATCAGGAACTTGGCAATTTTGTTGAGAAAGTAGGTGTGGGATACCGACTTGTTGACGTTAAAACCGATTTTGAAGAAGATGACGAAGCTCTTGTGGATATATATACGTTAGACCCAAGATATGCTTTTTGCGTATATAGCAATGATGCCAAGCAAAAGAAGCTAATGGGAGTAACATACAGAACGGACAATGGTGAACAATATTTCACGTGTTTCACTCCTAAGATGCGTTTTGAAGTCTCAAAAGGCAAAATTGTTAAAAAATCATTAAATCCACTCAAAAAAATAGCGATAGTTGAATACGAGAGATCTGTTGACAGAACAGGCTGCTTCGAGAGGCAAATATCAGATTGTATCGAACTTAACACATTGGTCTCTGATTTTGCAAACCTTACAGCGCAGCAAACTCAGGAGATATGGTGGGGCAATGATGTTGATTTTCCAGTTGACCCCAAAACTAAGAAGCCTATAGAAGTGAAGTCGGGGCAATGGGTACTTACTAGCACAACACCAGATGGAAAGACACCGCAAATCAAGGCACTATCTAATGCATTTGATACAAACGCAACATTAACAGCGATAGATACACGCTGGCGAAGAATTTTACAAAAATGTAAAGTACCTACACAACAAGATTCAGAAGGTGGTGGCTCAACGGGAACGGCAATGGATATGTCTAGTGGATGGAGTGCAGCTGAGATTGACGCTGTGCGTGAGGAGCAGATTGTGAGCAAGGCACAGAGAGAGGAGCTTAAACTTATCATAAAAGTACTCCAATTAACTCCATCAAATGTGCTTAAAGACGATGATCCAATCAAAAGAGTACATGTTGGAGACATCAATTTCCACTTCTCAAGAAGAAAGAACTATGACATGTCTGTTAAAGCAAATGCTTTATCAACCCTTATTAAGACTGGTGTGCATGGTAGACATGCGCTTAAATTTATTGACGGTTTTGAAGACACCGAGGCTACATGGAACGACAGCAAGGAAATGATAGAAGCAGTACAAAGGGCTGCTGCATCAAGCGGAACCACAGCAACGGAAGACAGTGAACCAAGTGATAGACAAATAGATCAGTTGGAAACAAGCCCTATAACTGGGAAAGTATAAGGTGATGATATGGCACAGATATTTGGATTTGACGAAATCGAAAAGATACGGTCCATGCCATACAATAGATTTTTTGGCGAAATGGGAATCACAAAAAAGCAAAAACAAGAACGCATTGAATTTTCAAATAAAATTGAAGATGATATGCGTTTTTTAATTTTACTCATCTTGATCATGAAAGAGACAGGTAGAGTTGATGCCAAGAAAGCAGCAGAACAATTTGAAGCAAAATTGTTGAAATGGATTGCGCGATATATTGATCTTGACAGCGAGACAAAGGTTTATATATCAGATTTTTGTTTATCTACAGCACAGGTAACTGCGGATCATGTCAACGAAAAATATTATGTCTCAGAAGACCGAATACGTCTGGTCAGCGAAAACACAGCCCTCGATTTTTTAAACCATAAAGACTTCAAAGAGGCGACCAGAAATAAAACATACAAAACATGGAACACAATTATAGATGGAAAAGAACGCGAAACACATCACAAGGAAGATCAAACAACAATACCGATAAACGACTACTTTTTAGTAGGCAAAGCACTTATGCGGTATCCGCACGATATGGCAGTTGCTTTTACTAACCCGGAGGAAGTAATCAATTGTCGCTGCTGGGTGACGTACTCTTAATTTATGCAAAGAATAGGCTCTTTAAACGAAGGTTTGAAGGGCTTTTTGTTTGCACAAAATTAGGGCAAACAAGTCGGAGACGGACTTTAAGGAGCAAAACAGCTCAGAGAAGAGCTTAATAATCGCACAAATCAAAGCGGAGAGAACCGCACAAACGCAGAAAGGAATGAATCTATGAAGACTCAGCCGATTTTTAAAACATTTGAACGCAATGCCACCAAGAGAAAATTAAACCTGCAGCTTTTTGCAGAGCCGATACCGGAGGTTGAAACTCATGAAGAGCCAAAGGAATCAGGTGATGATCACGAACCGGAAACTGATGCTGATGTATTAAGAGTGCAGCTTGCACAGGCAAACGCGCAGATCGCGAAGCTCACAAACAAAGCTGATGCATTGGCATCCGAGAATGCAGCTAAGACAAAGCAGCTCAGAGAAAAGATGACTGCTCAAGAGAAGGAAGCGGAAGCAAAGAAAGAAGCAGAAGCCGAGAGAGACAAGCAGTTCAAGGCAATGCAGCGCGAGCTGACGATTATGAAATCTACCAATACATACATGGACACTTTGGAAATGTCCAAGGAAGTAGCACAGCAGTACGCCGAGGCAAGAGCTGATGGAGACAGTGACAAAGAGAATGAAATCTTGAGGCAGCACATGAAAACACTCAAGGCAAAGATGATGCAGGAGTTTCTGACAGAGCGTGGCGAAGTTAACGCAGGGCACGGAGATAGTCACGAGAGTAAGGCTGTTGAACTCATGAAGTCACTACCGACATATTCAACAGAAGTCGACGAGTCTGTGCTGAAACAATACATGTAAAGAAAGGAAGCAAGAAATGGCAAGAGGAGACATGAGATATGCAACAACCGAGATACGTCCATCCGGTGCAGAGATCTTAAACAGAGAGGTGTTTGAAGGAGTGCCAATGACTATTGATTTTACAGATGTCAGCACTACTGATAGTGATACTGGAGAGAAGGTTGTAAAGGCAGGAAGTGTAATTAGTGGAACAGGAACGGTAGTTGCAGCAACACCATGGACAGGCGGAGCTGGAATCTTACTTTTTGATGTGTATGAGCATCGACCGCAAGGAACGATTCTCAAAAAGGCATACATTAACAAGTCAAGAGCAGAACAGAATGCAGGAATCACTTATGATGCAGACTTAACTAAGATCCTGCCTATGATCGTGGTTGAGTAAAAAGGAGGAACAATGGCAGTTTTAATTACAGATATTTATGATTCACAGGCAGTTGCCGCAAGACGTACACAAGATCCAAGTAATGCCATGGGCTTTGTCGGAAAGGCCTTCTTCCCGAATAGGAAGAAGCTGGGCTTGTCATTAAAATGGATTAAGACACACAAAGGCTTAAACGCCATCTTAAAGCCAAGCAATTTTGATGCAATTCCGATGATCAGAGTCCGTGAGGGATTTAAGCAGGAGTCTACAGAAATGATCTTTTTCCGTGAGAGCATGACTGTACGAGAGGAAGATTTAATGCGACTCATGGAGATAGAAGACGCTAATAGCCCATTCATTGGAGACATTATATCATCAATTTACAATGATGCTGCAAGGCTTATTGACGGTGCAGAAATCGCTGCCGAAGTAATGCGAATGGCACTACTTGCGCCAAAGGACGGAAAGCCATCTATTGCAATAGGAACCGGGGAACCAGAGAGTGACAATATGGTTTATGGCTACGATTACGATAGCGATGGAACATATAAGCAAAAGCATTATTTGAAAATCGAAGGCACTGATACTTGGGATCATCCTGACACAGCGAAGCCATTAAAAGACGTTCAGCAGGGTACTAAATATTTAAAGTCAATCGGAGTACTTCCTCGCTATGCGATGATGAACAGCACTACATTTGACTATCTCGTTGAAAACGAGCAGATCAAGAACGCTTTAATTACTTCTTCTGGCAAGACGGTTGATTTTACCGATGAAGCAACCGTTAAGGAGATCTTTACGCGAAAGACAGGCCTGACACCTATTATTTATGACAAGATGTACATTGACTACAAGGGAAAGACTCAAAAGTTCTATCCGGATGACAAAGTAACCATAATCGGTGCAGGAACACTGGGATCAACATATTATGGTGTGACACCAGAAGAGCGTACATTGATGTCGAATAAAAATGTGGATGTTGCCATGCTTGACAACCGCATTGCAATTGCAACAAAAACTGAGCAGGGACCACCTATTAAGACTACAACCAGCGTATCACAGATTGTGCTTCCATCATATGAGGGCATCGACAGCACATTTGTAATTGACGTCAAGTAATGAAATTTGATCACATGATCAAGCTTAACGGAATCTACTATGCAGCTGGTGAAGACGTCCCAATGGAAGAGAAAAACGATGCCCCAGAGATTGATGTCCCGATGGAAGAGAAAATCGAAATTCCAGAGTTGCAAGTTGATGATGAACCAAAGCGAAGAGGCAAGAAACCAAAAGCTGTTTGATGGAGGTGAGAAAGTATGAGTTATACAGACAACCTTGCAGACGAGCTTTTTTTTGATTTGCAAGTTGAACTTTCAAATGATGAAGAAGGCGGCAGCTTTTCGGAACCGTTACTCAAGCAAAAAATCAAAAGTGCAATCAGAGAAGTCAGAGACAAAAGAAGATATCCACTTGGATATACGGACGGAATGATTGCACAAGATTTAGATAGGTACTATAGCCAGATTCGCAATTTGGCTTTGTACGATTATAACTCGATTGGCTTTGAGGGTGAGAGTCAGCACAGTGAGGATTCCATTCAGCGAACAATGGTGGATAGAAACACTTTGTTTGCTGGAATAATACCGTTAGCAACAGTCTAAGAAGGATGTTCGCCAGTGTGTTTGCAATGCTTGTGAATACATTGGCAGGGTGCATATTAAAGTGGCGGTGGGCAATATGCAAAAATATAAGCAGGAGATATAAAGATGCAAGAGCTTTTATTACAAACATACACAATCATCCTTCCGATTGCTTTAGGATACATTGTTTGGCTTCTGCAGCAACAGAAGAAAGACAAGAACGCGAATGAGAGAGGAACCATGCTGTTATTGCGTGTGCAACTGATCGAGTATCACACGAAATACATGCGGCTAGGGGAGATACCATCCTATGCTTATCAGAACTTCGAGGAAATGTATGAAGCCTATCATGATTTAGGCGGAAACGGCATGGTTAAAAAGATGTATGAAGAGATCAAAGAGTTGCACATCAAGAGTGGAGGAGGTAAATAAAATGGATATATCGAGCATGACTACCGTGATTGCAATTGTAGTTATTTGCTATTTGATTGGGCTTGCAGCAAAGACGATTCCAGCAGTCAAGGATAATTACATTCCGGTCATTGTGGGCACTTTTGGCGGCGTTTTGGGAGTTTTAGGAATGTATGTTATACCAGACTTCCCAGCGCAGGATATTCTGAATGCAATTGCTGTCGGCATTGTATCAGGTTTGTCTAGCACTGGCGTCAATCAGGTATACAAGCAGTTAAAAAATGGCGCGGACAAGTAGAAGAAATCGCCAACAGATGTGGTATTCGTACCAAGTCGGAAAAGTGCCTGGATATCTGAGAGACGAAAATGGTGACATTCAGTACGAGAGTTACGTTGGAGCTGATGGGGAGGTATATTTTTATACCGATGATGAAGGCAAAAAAATCCCGAAAGAAAGCGGTGAAATGGAAGTGCTTTATAGCAATCCTGTGAAGTTTTGGGGAACAATCACATCACAGCTAAAAAACGCTATCATGCGAGCATGGGGAAGCGACAGCACAAACAATTATGCTACGCTCATCTTAGCTAAACATGCAAAAGACTCTGGCGGAAACGAACTTAACTTGCCGTTTGGAGCAAGAATTTGGCTGCATTCAGAAATTAAAACGAAACCAAACGGATCACCAGATGAAAATTCTGCTGACTATCAAGTGAGTGGAATCATGAATGAAGCACTGAATGAAACGTCTTACTATCTGCAGGTGTTGCAGCAAAGCGTGGAAAAAAACTAATGGCAAAGGCTTTGGAAATAAAGGTGAGCGGAGTAGATGAAGCCATAAGGATGTTGGAACGTTACCAGAAAACGTTCCAAACGCGAGTAGAGCTTTTCATGAAGAAGCTTACTGATTACGGAGTTAAAAAAGCAACAGAAGAAGTCTTGACGATGGATGCAGTATTTACTGGTGAACTTGTAAATAGCATTCACTCAACCGAGATAGAGAGCAACGCAGAGCGAGTTATCTTTGCGGTAGAAGCTGATTCAGAACATGCTATCTATGTAGAAATGGGAACAGGAATTATAGGCGCTACTACTCCATATCCGGGCAAGCTCCCGGCTATTTATGCGCAAGGAAAAACAATTAGAAAAACGGCAGACGGTAGATATGGCTGGTATTATCTGGGCGGAGATGGAAAGTGGTACTTCACAGAAGGTATGCCATCAAGACCATTCATGTATCATGCCTCAACACAAATGAGACATGATATTGAAAGAATTGCAAGGGAGGTGTTTGGATAGTGGCTCAGAATCAATGGGTCATCGACCTTGAGAGCAAGGTATTATCCCTTGTGAAAGGCAAGACATACAACAAGCTAAAGAAAAGATATCCACAAATAATGTACACCACCTCAAATATAAGCAATGATTCGCAGCGTAATTTTCCCTGCGTGTACGTCCATGAGTTGGGTGGAAGCGAAGCAAACTCCGATCTGGAACGCACAAGAATCAATACTATAGTGGCAGGATTCCAAATTGAAGTGTATAGCAACACATCACAGCTAGACTGTAGAACTATAATGGCAGAAATTATGGACTGTCTAAAAAAGCTTATGTTCGATGTAAAGATGTCACCATACGCAGACAATCAATCACCAATATATCGTTATGTAGCACGTTTTGAAAGAACATTTGATTGGAATGATATTTTTTAAGCTCCATCGGCAAGATGGGGCTTTTTTAGTAGGAGGAATACAAAATGGCAACAGGCTTAAAAAGTAGGATTATTTACAGAGAGAAAACAAAGGAAGATAGCGCAGCCGATTACTGGGCAGGTGAATATAAGCTCTTGATTAGGGCAAAGTCAATTCCATCACCTATTGGCAGTGTTAACATGGTTGATACATCAACCTTGGAAGACTTGATGGAGACTCAGGAGCAGGGAAGAAGAGCAGCTGCGTCAATGGAAGTACCAGGTGCTTTTGAAAAAAAATATAAGGACGAACTTGTTAAAAATGAGGGAAAGCAATTAGATATCTGTATTCTCTACGGAACAGATGGAAAAGGCTCAGAAGGAATTGCAGCGTTTATAGGAACAGAGTCTTTTGCACCAGATGAAGCGACAGAAGATCATCTTACAGGAACAGTAACAATTGCTACAGTAACCAATCCAAGATGGATTGAGGATAGTTATACCGTATCTGTAACAGAAGATGAGAATGGTTATCCAACATCAATTACACTGGCAAAGAAAGAAATGTAACAACTATATTCGGGAAGCGTGAGCTTCCCGTTTTTTGTTTAAAGGAGAATGAATTATGAAATTTATGAATTATGAAATTAAGTTTGGAATCGAAGCAACTACAAAGAGCGGAATTTTAAAAAAGATTAAAGAAATTCAACAGTCCAGTGATGATGAAGCTCAACAGTCCAGTGATGATTTTGTTGATGAGATTGAAATGATACTTAATATGCTTCCGGAGTTTTTACTGGTAGGGCTGCAAAAAAGACATAAGGACGAGTTTGGATACGATTACAACACAAATAAAGGCAAGGAAGAGGCAACAGCAAAGGTATGCGAATTGATTGATGAGTATACCGATCAGGAAGATTCAAGTATTAGGGAGCTTTTTGAAGAACTGATAAAAGAGGTGATGCAGAATGGTTTTTTCAAGAAAGAAGTTCTGCAGATGAAAGCGGAGAAAGAAGCGAAAGAGCAAAAAACAGAGTAATAGATCCAATTGATTATTACGATGAAAAGTTGCTTCCATATTTTCTGTGCGTTACGCAACAATATGGCTTCACCACTGAACAAATAGGCAATATGTGCCCGTGTGAGTTAAAACCATATGAGCTTGCTTACAAGCTGCATCAACAGCAAGTCGACATACAAAACCACATGCTAGGAAAGTACGTGAGAATGTCTATTTTGTCAACGCTGGGCAATAGTCAGTGGTTTAAAGGGAAGCATACGCCACCGTTTGAATATCCAGATATGCCTTTCTTGCAACAGGAGGCAAAGAAAAGTGAAAACGGTAATGTGGAATCTAACGAAGAAATCGCAGTGTACGAAATGAGACAAAGAATCAGGCAGCTTGAAAAGCAAGGATTGCCAGAGAGTCCAATCTAGGGAGGAGGGATAAAATGAGCGAGGTAAATATTGATTCAATACGGATTGAGGCTAAAACAAATATCAAAGAGGCTATATCCGATATTGAAGCATTGAAACAATCCCTAACTGGATTGAGCGACAACAAAAGCGGAATTGATCATTATTCAACGTCTGTAAACGGGTTAACGCAAAGACTGACGAAGTTGACAGGAATAACCAATAAGGCAGGAATTGCAGCGGTTGAAAAATCTGTAAGAGAACTTGCGGAAGCATCTATTAAGCTTAACAACTTGCAACTTAACGAAAAGAAGGGTTCAATCTTTTCCGAGGACACATGGAAAAGAGCCATGGAGAACGTGGAAAGTGCGATGGAAAACGTAAAAAATACCATCGCACAGAACGTTAAGGAAATCAGACAGCTAGACGGTGTTGAAAAGGCTTTTGATAACTATATCAAAAAAGCTCAAAATATAAAGATCCCGATTGGCGTAAAAAATGACCTAAAGACAGATAGAGAATTTGCCAATCTGCGAAGTGTACTTGGAAAGAATTTCTCCACAGCAAATAGTGGCACAGATTTTGTAGCGTTCATAGATGATATGAACAAATCAATAAATACCACTTTTGATACCACAAAAAACGCAACAGATTTATTTAGGGATGTAGTAGAGCGTTTAAGAGATATACGTAAGGAAGCTGTGATGACATCACAGGATGTTATTAAAAATGGCTTGATTCCAGTACAGGAAATTGAATCCGAACTGTCAAAGTTTGCTGCAAAAGACATACCTAACCTTAGCGAGAAGTATGGACTCACTGAAAACGATGTTTATGGTGGCAAAAAACTATCAGAAAACAACGAAACAGAAAGCGTAAAAGAAGTTACAAGCGCCATCGGGCAGAAGACCAGAGCGTTTGAAAAAGAGCAACAGACTGTAACCGATGTTGTGAATAGCGAGATGAAAGACCTTATCAATTTAAGGTCAACCATCGAATCCGTTACAAATGCTGTAGGAGATGGAAAAGGCCTGGCAGGAGCGTTCAAAGGACTTAAAGAACTTGGCTTGGGCGAACTGGCTTCGTTGAAAAACATTGACTTTTCTGGAATTGCAAAGCTGAACATAAAAGCATTACAGGAAACAATAAAACAGACTACCGATATTAAAAACAGTGCAAGCAAAACAATAAGAGAATTAGTGCATGATTCCGAATTGAAATATGCACTAGGATCTAGCAGCCCAGAACGCTTAATTGCTAAGACGACTGCAAAAGGAAATGAAATCAATATTCCTACAAAACTAAGCGAAATACAGTCTTTGTATCAAAAGCTAATAAATTACAAAGGTGAGCTTATTAAATCTATTAACGAAACATGGAATAACAACAATGAAAGTCTTGATGTAGCTATTGACAAAATTTTAAAATACCGTGAACAGCTTGCACAAACAAGATCTTCGATCAAACAGGTTGGAGAAGCACTAGAAGCTGTGCGCAATGGAGCTGACATTACAAAAGGTGAACAGTGGTTAGCGAAATATAATTCATTTCTAGGGGATACGCAGGAATATAGAACTAAAATTTTGCAAGAATCACTAGAAATGTTGCAAACAGAACAAAAAAATTCACCAAAATTAAATTTGATGGAATCACTATCGGATTTAGGCACTGCAACTAATTCTGTTGAACAAAAGCTATCAGAATTATTTGATATGTTGCAATCACTCCCATCTTCAACAGATAGGGTTGGCTCACAGGCCAGAACTATGATTGTACAATCAGCACAGCAATTAGGAATTGCAACCGAAAGCATAGAAAATGCACTGTCAACATTGCATGGAACCCTCAGAGAATATAGTACCGCAAGTGAAACTTCTGCACCAATAGATGATTTAAACAATCATGTAAATTTGGTTGAGCAAAGCTTGTCTGCATTGGATTCTGCTCTGCAATTAACACAGAATGAGGTTAGAGCATTTGCGCAAACTGGTCAATTGTCAGAAACAGCATTGCAAGCATTGTCAAATGCATCGCAAACGTCTGACATGGTTATTGACCATATGAACTCTAGCATAAGTGAGCTTACAGGAAACTTAGGTTTTTACAGGCAATCGCTTGAACAAGCTTCACAAGAACCACCAATATTTAGAGACATGCCAGATGATATCAACAGATTGAACCGAAACATGCAAAAATTGCCACTTAGCCTATCCCAGTTAAAATCAGATATAAGTGATTTGGCAGGCATTATGGGTGGATTTGTAGGAAAAGTGATATCTGTTGCAGGTGCAATTGGCAAAATAGGATCTTTTGCAGCGAAAGTAAACAAGCAGATATTGTCGTTCACAAAAAACTTTGCAAAATTGTCATGGGAGTTTTTGAATTTTGGTTCAAGCAAAAACGCATTATCTGGGTTAAAGAGTCCGTTCAGCCAGTCCTCAGCCAGTCTCGGAGACTTTAACAAGAAATTAAAGCATGGAATCACAACTGTGTTGCGCTACGGTTTTGGAATCAGATCTTTGTATGTGCTGTTTAACAAACTACGATCAGGAATTAAGGATGGAATCAACAACCTTGTTATGTTTAGTGATAGGGCGAACAAAAGTTTGTCACTATTGACATCTGACATGTCGTATGTTGGAAATAGCATAGCTGCGGCATTTGAACCAATATTAAATATCGTTGCACCAGTTATCGACCAAATTGTTGATTATGCAGTTGCAGGAATCAATGCTGTAGGTGCTTTCATAGCATCAATAACAGGGCAAACATCATACACGGTAGCTGTAAAAAACATCAAAGACTATCGCGACAGTTTAAATGGCACAGCATCTGCAGGCGATGCAGCAAGTGACGCAACTGATAAGTTAAAAGACAAGACCGATGAGCTAAAGCGTGAGTTAATGGGATTTGATGAAATCGAAAAATTTTCGGAAGATCTCGATAACGTAGCTAACAGCGGTTCAGGAAGTGGAAGTGGTTCTGGAAACGGCTCAGGAACGGAAGATCCTATACTTTTTACAAAAAAGGATATACCAGGAGCAGTATCGAACTTTGCGGACCTTGTAAAGGACGCTTGGGCGAAATCCGATTTTACTGACATCGGTAAAATCGTCGGAACAAAACTCCGTGATGCACTTGATTCCATTGACTGGGAGCCAATCAAGGAGCAGGCAAACAAAATTGCCAAAGTCACAGGAACGTTCATAAACGGTTTCTTTGAGACGGAAGGCCTTGATAAGAGCGTCGGAAGAACACTTGGAGAAGCAGTCAACACAGCTGTAGGTGCAATCAATACCTTTATTGACACAACTCACTGGGCATCACTTGGTGAATTTATGTCAGGTGGACTTAGAAGTGCGATAGCTACTATTGATTGGAATGGTCTTGGAAAGACTCTGAATGCCAAATACAAGGCTTTGTGGAGCTTCCTTGATGGATTTGTAGTAGATATGTCTAAAATCAATTTTAGCGGCACTACAGGGTGGCAGGAAGCAGGTAATGCACTTGCAAGTACAATCAATAGCATTTTTGCAGATAGAGACTACACAAAAACTGGACAAACTATTGCAACTGGAATCAACGGAATCACATCTGCGCTAACAACAGGAATAGAAGGAATTGATTTTAATTCGATATCCAGAAATTTTTCAAACGGAATCAACAGCGTATTTTACAAGGTAGATTGGCAAGCAATCGGCACAATGCTATCCGATGGAATAAATACAGCAACTTCATCATTGCTGACTTTCTCAGTAACGGTTGATTGGAAAAGAATAGGCTCAGAACTGGCAAATTCCGCAAATACTTTTTTGGCTAAGACTGATTTTAGCCAAGCAGGAAAAGCGCTAGGTCAGGCATTTAAAGGTGCACTATCCGCAATTAACGAGTTTGCAGCAACATTTAATTGGCGATCTCTTGGAGTTGATATAAACAACTTCATTAAGGGCATCAACTGGGGCGAAATCTTAAAAACAAGTGCAAATATAGTTGTCAACACGTTTTTTGGATTATTTGAGGCAGCATGGGGGCTTATATTTGGGGGAAATGACACAAAGTATACCGCTATAGCTGATAACCTTAACAAAGCTATTTCGAAGCTGAATGTTGAGTGGCCAAAGTTTAAACAAGATGAGCTTAGTAATTTTGATTCGGCGATGGATTCACTGGACAAATTTTGGGAAATCAATGAAAAATTTAAAAAAAATGGAAGTTTATCAGCGCAGGATGAGTCCTTGTTCAAATTTTATTACGAACAAATTTCAAGGTACGCACCAGATATTGCTAAGGAAATTGGAAGCATACAGACAGCTTACCAAGGAACAAAAGATACACTTGAAAAACTTATTGAAACGCAGAAAAACGCAGCTATTCAAAAGGGATTTTCAAGTGCGTTAGAGGATGCTTCTAAGATTTACGGCGATGCCGTAGTTGCTCTTGAGCAATTAAAAACCAAATTTATAGATGATTCTGTCTCATGGAAAGCTGATATATTAAATGGACTCTTATCAAGAGTGGATGTATACGGTGGAACAATCGAGACCTGGGAAAAAACTTTTGATAAGTTTTTACAAAAAGTGAGAGATGGTTCCATTGACTTTCAGAATCTTACAGAAGACGAGGAAGCACTCTGGCAAGTCATGCGAGAAATGAATCCTCAATTCGGAACAATGGAAGAAAGCATGGAATCACTAAATGGAACTGTCGAGACATCTGGAAAGACTGTAGATAAATTGCAAGTGGCCATGGGACGCTATAGAGATAATACTTCATCTGCAACAACCAATACAAAAAACTTAATTCAAAAGCTTAAAGGGATTAAGTTGACCGGAGTTTGGAAATCACTTGCAGATGAGCTGAGAGATACACTGGATAGCGTAACTGAATCTTTAAAATCTGATAAATTTGCACTAGGAATCAGCAATACCTTAACTGACATGTTTGATAAGGAATTCAAAGTAAATTTAAAGGCAGGATCACTTGATACCAGTGAGCTTACCCAAAAAGACAAGACAATCCAAGGTGCATCAGCAAATGTTGTGAGTGCTAAAAATGCACTTCCAGACTATGCAAAAAAACTTGATTTGGTAGCAAATTTGACAAGCAAACAAGATTCAATTACCGATAGAGTGATCAGCGGTTTGACAGGTTGGATGACAGATTTCCAGAATAGGGTTCCAGAGAACAATCGTTGGTTCAGCGGTTTGACAGGTTGGATGACAGATTTCCAGAATAGGGTTCCAGAGAACAA